TCATAAGGCCACCGTTGTCCACCCCTTACCTCGATCATCATGGTACCTATCCGTTTGTTGTTGAGTTTTATGTCCAAGTAAATCTTTCGTGTTTATACCCTGGGCTTTATATAACCGCTCGGAAAGCGATCTTTGTTCATGGAAAGTTGCCGGTGTACCTTGTCCCCAGTCAATATCTGCACTGTCTCTTGCCTTGCTGAAATTCATGGTCAGTGTTCTGGGTTTCACCTGCGCTCCTCGCTCAGCCTGTGAGGTGGTTCTAAAGAAATGAACCAAATAAGGGCTTACTGCATAATCCCGGCAACGACTGATTACATCTCGGAGGCTCCAGTTGATTGCGTTGCAACGCAGAGCTAATGGTATAGCGATTTTGCTTCCGGTTTTCTCTTGCTCAACGTGTAGATGATCGTCCCAGATGTCCGAGAATTTCATACGGGATATATCACCTAGTCGCTGTCCTGTTACTATGGCTAAAAGCATGGCGTTCCCCATGTATTTGTGATTTTCATCGGCTATATCAAAAATCTTTTGCCATTCCTCAAGAGTGAGGCGCTGGCGAGTGATCTTTCTACGAGGTTGTTTAGTTGCTAGTGCGGGGTTATAACCAGGAGGTACTTCTCCCGCATGCTGAGCTTCTTTAAAAACATCTATTAGGACAGAGCGAATGACCTGAGCCATTCTGGGTTGTCCCTCCGCTAAATATTCATCAAGAATTTGCGCAACATCTCGAACATTGACAGCGGATATTAATTTCATTCCTACCCGCTCCTTAAGCAGAGATACTGGTTTTGCTTTTTGTTTGATAGTGTTTTCTTTAATATCTCCGGACTTTAATCTTTCCTGCTGAATCTTCCAGTAACGTTCAAGCCAGGTGTTAGTTGATATTGATTTTCCTGAGTTGGTGGAAATTCTGTCAGTGATTGCCATTATCTGGCGGGTTTGTTGTTCCGCCAGTCTTTTATTTGCTTCAATAGCTATTGCCGTGGCCTCTGCTTCATCTGTTCCTAGACTATGAAACTTACCAGTTATCGGGTGCTTATAACGCCAGTATACTTTATTAACCTTTCTACTGTAGAGCGGGTATAAATTTGGAATAGATATATTATTTTTACGTGGTCTGGCAGCCATCGTTCAAAATCCTCTGCAAAAGAACAGGGTCGCTTTTCTTTACTACAGGAGTGGTCAATGTACCGACCAACTCAGCATCCTCCCTGACGCGCCAGAATCGACCTTCTTTTTTGGCTGGGGGAGAAAACATATTCTGTTTAGCATAATTCCTGAGAGTGGAAACGCTTGGAGGATTGCTTCTATATTTCTCGTTTGCCCACTCTTCAAGGGTTAACATCTGAAGCATGTGTTTTACCTCATTATGGCCCATTGCTGGGCCAGTATCTGAAAATAAAAAATCAGTTTTGCATCAATTTTTGCAGCACCTGATTGCCGGCAATTATTCGCTGCCAGATTGCTGATACATAGCGGGCCTGATGAATAGCATCAGCGAGGGCATTGTGACGAGCCCCTTCAAACGGGATCGTTGTTTTGGGGTCGAAGCTAATGGCCTGGCCGAGCTCTACCATTGTTCGTACGTCCCGATCGTTCCAGTATTCCCACGGATAATCTTCAGCAATGCAATCGTAAGAAGAACGCAGAATAGAGTTATCGAATGACGCACCGTTACCCCATACCTGTGCCTTTTTGCTCCCGCCAGCAACATTATCAGAGATAAATTCTCTGAACTGGAGTAATGCATCCAGCAACGGGATAGCATCATCATTTACGATCGCAGAGCGTGCTTCGGAGGACTGCTTAAGCCACCAGATAACAGTAGATGGATCGATTACGGCGCCCCAGTTCACAGAGGATTCAAGGCATACGACTTTATAGAAACTTTCTCCAATAGAGCCGGTTGCCGGGTCAAAAACAACCGCACCAATAGCGACGATAGGGGCGTTATGTTTTTTACCCATGGTTTCCAGATCAACCATAACGTGAACATAATCAATTGGTTGATCTTCCTCCTTATTATGATGACCGGATTCAATATCTACAGCATCCGTTTGATGATCTTCATCTGTTTTTTCTTTTTGGTTAACCTTGCCCGTAACGTCAACAAGACCGTCAATGGAAAATACTCCGTCCCCAATTTTTGAAACTTCAGGCTGCCTGGTCTTGGTAAGGTCTTCGGTTACCCACTTCGGATCCGTAGGGTCGCTAATCCCTTCAACATATTCGCCGCGCTCGGAGGCCAGAACCTGATTAGCGTCTGGACGTTGCTTTTGAGCCTCTTTTACCAGTTCGGTACCAACTGCTTTAAAGTCGGAGGAGAGTGTTTCCAGGTTTGCGCTGCTATCCTCTCCGGCGATTGCTTGGTTTATTGCATCCAGAGTGACTGCTGCAGATGGAATATGCCCCGCCTTGGCAAGCGTTTCAGCGCTCGGGGTATCATGCTTATGTTCAGTCAGATTCGCGTTGATGTAGCCACGCAACCGATCTGGAAAAGGAGTTATTCCACTGGATGCTTCCCTGATCAGTGCAAAAATCGCTGCACGGGAATAATCAAGGATGCCTGGTGTGCTCCGTAATGCTGCAGACCATTCTTTAAATGGACTTTCTTTCTTCTGTACTATTTCCTTCGCGCGGCGGTGGACTGATGCCGGAAAATTATAGATGTCAAAATCCATAGGCATCGTTGCAAGCGCGATCTCTATATCCAGAGTATCCAGCGAATGCTGATAATCCGGATTGCGGTCAGTTTTGTTTCCGCCGCCAGCATTGGCGCCGGCATCGGTTTTGTTTATTGAGGTGATATAGTTTCCAGCAGCCCATTCCTTTGTAAGGATCCCGCGGTCAATGTGCGACGTTTCAAGCCACAATTTGGCGAACTGAATTTGCTTGCCGAGCTCATGGCGTTTCCCCACAGGAAATACGCTCTTAAATGCACTGGTAAATTTCCACAGGCCAGGCATATCATATTTTTTAAGCTCCGGAATATTTTCTGCCGTCAGCAGCAGATTCTGCACACTGTGATTATCCGTATCCATTTCCATCGCTGAAAGGCGGTTACGATGAGGAATGCTAATGTGATACACGTGACGCTCGTCGGCCATATACTGGGCAAGCAGCTGCGTGCGGAATGACATTTCCGCCAAGTTGAAGAGTGCTTCTTCATTGTTCGAATAGTCCTCTTCATCGCTATTTGCAGGAGAGATATCGTTTTCTGGTTTACTGGAGGGCTGTGGTTCAGCAGCCGCCGGCGCAACGATTTTTTGCCATGTCAGCCCGTCTTCACCACCAAGCTCGTAGCGATCGCACCAGGTGTCATCCAGTACACCTTCTTCCGGTAAGTCATCAACGATGAGCCAGTTGGTGCGGATCGGCAGCTGATGGCTGGCGCCGCGGCCAACGTTAATTTCAGCGTCTTCCAGGATGTCCAGGATTTTGCGCTCGGCGCGAGAATCGGATTTAGCAGAGAACCAGCAGAAGAGACTTTTCGCTTCGTTTGCTTTTGCCTTCGCTTTAATGAGATACGGGTAGTTGTTCATTGCGTTTGGGCTCCTTTGGATTGTAAGATACCCGGCAGCTGATGGCAGCCGCCCTGGTGGTGGTCATTGGTCAAAACTCGATTCCGGAAAGCTTTGGTCGGCTGACCGGGTACTTAACCCGCCTTGCGCGGGTTTTGTGCTTTATGGTGCTGGCGAATCGCCCCGCAGCAGCTGTGATACGCGAACGTCGTCAAGCGCTCGCAGGATAGGCTCAAAAGTTTTATGGGCTGGCAGTTTAGATACCGCAGTGATCACTTCTGTAACGGTGATGTCATCGCCGCGGGGGCTATAACCACCACCTGGGCCACGCTGTGAAATTACCAGGTTACCCGCCCGCAGCTTTTTGAAGATCTGCTCAAGGTATGAAGTAGACAGCTTTGACTCTTTACTGATGGCCGTCAGTGAAACGGGCGAGCCGTCATAGAGCTTATTCAAAGTGGCGGCGGCCTGGACAGATGCCAGAACGCGTTTCATTCCAAATTCCATAATCACTTCTCCGGCCGTAACGGCCATTGGTCAAAACTCGATTCAAAAACTCACTGCAGGCTGTTGGTCGACAGCCATTTTTTGTGCATTTCGGTAGGGGAGGCACTGGCCCAGTACTTTTTGTTCATCGGCGTTGCTGTTGCAACTGGCCTCTGATGGATAAACACCGATCAGAACATCAGAGCATTCACCAGTGAGAGCACATACGCTGATGACAAGGGCAAACAGGGTATTCATGCCTCAGCCTCAGGGTTTCCTTTCTGCGCCAGTAAGTAACACAGCTGGCGTAGTCTCACCTCGAACCAGTTCAGGCGGGTCGCCTGGTTCCCGGTAGGTACTCGGGCAAAATCCTTCATAGTTATCTCCAGTTAACTCAGTATTAGGATGTGGTTTTGCAATGCGGCGCCGGGTGCCTCCCGGTGACGGCAGCCAGTTAACAACTACCGCCGACAACTTTTTCCCCACAACGCGTGAATAACCGCCATGTTTACTTTTTTAACTGTGTCGCGTGCGCATAGCCGCATTCACCGCATTGCAAACCCTGATGTTTTATTTTCACTACTTCGACGCGCTTCGTCGGTGGTGTCGTGACGCTGATCTTCACGATTGAGCTTTTTCACCCTGCAATTCACCACCACGAAGCGCGCAGGATTTCCATTACATTTCAGAAGAGGCGCAGTCTGCCGGCTTACCTGAAAGTGCCGCGGTAAACTCGCTGAAACTCAGTGCCTCTTCACCTTCAGAGAGGTTTTCAAAATAGTCTTCGTATGCTTTATCCATACTTATTTCCTTCCCTTAAGGCCGGGCAGCCGAACGTTGAACCTGCTGCGATTGATATTGCTGTCATCTCATCCGGTGTTTCGTATGCCGCCGGCAGCTACTTCGTGGGCTTCCTGCCTCGATGACTTGCTGCGATGGAATGATTAAAGCATTGGTTTATGTTTGATGTCAACATTGGATTTATACAGATGCAAACTTTTGCTTTAATCGAGACAGGGGAGCTGTTGGAGTGATTGAGGCTGCGCGGCAGGCAAAAAAAAACCGGCATTTGCCGGTTTCATGGGGTGAGATCAGAGATGTTAGTTAGTGTCGCTAGCCTTAAATCGACCACGGAGATATTTCTCAACATAATCATCGATTTCTTTTAGGCGGACTTCAAACGTATCGATCATTCTCTCTTGTTCAGCCTCAGGTAACTGCCTAAACAGACGTAACATTTTGCTCTCATTTGGCTTGAGGCCTGAATCTTCAGATACTTTCTCTCCAAGCAACCAAGTTACAGACACATTGGCAGCTTCCGCGAGGGCAATTGCGGACTTTTTACTGATTACTCCTTTCTTAAACCACCCATTCACCGCTTGAGGTGTAACTCCAGCAATGCGAGCCATATCCGCCTTGCTGATCCCTCTTTGAGTAATTTCTTCCAAACGAGCAATCAGTTGGTTGTTGAGTTCTTCAGTGTTTTTCATAAGCCCATTGTAAAGGTTTAGTTTATAGCCACAATAAATTAAAAATTTGCATTGAATATAAACCTATGCTTTATTATGCCTAACTTAACGAGGAGATAGATATGACAGCCCTTGATAACGCAATTCGAGTAGCTGGCTCAGCCAATAAATTAGCATCAACGCTTGGAGTAAGCGGCATGGCAGTAAGTCAGTGGAAAACAAAAGGTATTGTGCCTTCATCGCGAGTTTTACAGGTTTTTAATGCAACGGGCGTTACGCCTCATGAATTACGTCCTGATCTATATCCGAATCCAACGGATGGAATACCTAAGGAGTGACCATGCAAACCACCTCTTTTGAAAATCATACTCCGGTGATGAGTATGCAACTGAAAACGGAAAATCAGTATTTGCCCCGTCGGCGTGACGGCAAGAAATGCCGAGCCATTTTGGCCGCCGTTCAGGAATGGGAGTCCTCATTACCTGGGCGTGCGCAAGACCACGTCGCGCAGCTGGTGGCCGAACAGTGGGAGAAACAAAACGGGCGCGGTATCAGCGTCAATAAACAAAATCTGTATCGCTACCTGAAAAACGAGGGCGGTTCAGAGAAGTACACCAGTTATGTCATCCAGCTTTCGGCGGCGATCGCTGATGCAATGCCGATAGAGATCGCGCGCAAACATGGCCTAAAACATGGCTTAACTGAAACTGAGCTGGTGGCCAATGCGATCAAAGAATGCAGCGAAGCGCACCAGGCCAAGTTACTTGGCGCACCTCTGCAGAAACTAGAGCGTGAAATACGGGAAGCTGCAATTGCACTTTTTAACATGCTCCCTGCAGATGCGGCGGGACCACTACTGGCGAGCATCAGCGCCGTAGCGCCGCAGTTTTTCTAATCGAGTTTTGACAATGACCACCAGCACCAGCTGGTTAATAAGAGGTTTCAGATGGCCCGCATCAGAACAGTTAAACCTGAATTCTGGACAGATGAGAAGGTGGTGGAATGTTCAATTCCAGCGCGTCTCCTGTTTATCGGGTTGTTCAACTTCGCCAACGATATGGGATGCCTTGAGCGTTCGCCAAAACGGTTGAAGATGCAAATCTTCCCTGCGGACGCGCTCGATTGCGAACCACTAATACAGGAACTGATTACTCATGGATTACTCACTGAGTATTCAGTGAATGATGTCTGCTATTTGCAGATTAAAGGTTTCCTTAAGCATCAAAAAATAAACAGGCCTTCGGCCTCAAAAATACCTCTTCCGCCAGAATTCACTGAGTCTAAGGCAGGAAAGGAAGAAAAGAGAGCTCCTAATCAAGGAGGGCTCAGTGAGGACTCAGTGAATCCTCATGGAGGACTCACTGACGGAAAAGGAAGGGAAGGGAAGGGAAAAGGATCAAACCCCACTCTCTATGCGCACAAGGGAAATGTTTTTCAGGAACCTCAGTATCTGCCTGGAGTGGATATTCCGATCGGGAAATTCGCCATGCACGACCTTTGGCTGCCGTCACAGGACTGGCCGCGACTGGCTGCTACCTGGGGAATAGCGCTTCCCGAACCGGCATACCTGCCGACAGAGCTGGCAGAGTTCACCGCGTACTGGAAATCCGAGGGGAAAGTGTTTACTCAGGTTCAGTGGGAGCAGAAATTTGCCCGCAGCGTGATAAATGCCAGAGCCAAATCCAAACCACAACCAGCAACCGGAGGTAACGGCAATGCAAGAATTCAATCAGTTAACACCGCATCCCGGGCAGTCCAGCAAATTCAGGAAGCCAGAGAGCTCTGGGAGAAGCAACGCGGACTTGCTGGCGGCGGATACGGCATGGCGGCTATGGACGGTCATGGGGGAGATATTCTCGAACCGGTGGACCCACAAGAACGGGGCGGCTCCCTCGGATATGTGGATTGCCCAGATTGGATCGATGAGTGATGCCCAGATTACCTTGGTCTGCCGCCAGTGCATGGAACGCTGCGCCGCGGGTAACACATGGCCACCGGATCTGGCTGAATTCGTTGCGCTGGTTTCGGCGAGTGGAGCCAACCCATTCAACCTGACGTCCGAAGCTGTGATGGCTGAATACAAGCGCTGGCGCAATGAGTCTTATCGCTTTTCGGGCAGCGACAGATATCCCTGGAAACAGGACGTGCTGTATCACATTTGCGTTGAGATGCGCAGAACGGGAGTTGAGCGAAACCTCACGGAGGGGGAACTAAAAAAACTGGCAGAAAAATTACTTACGAAGTGGACGAAGCACCTGGCTAATGGATTCTCGATCCCGCCGATTCGCCGACAGCTTGAAGCGCCGCGACATCCGGCTGGGCCTACACCAGCACAGCTTCTGATGGAAGAGTACAAACGCCGCAAGGCGGCAGGTTTAACCAAGTAAACGAGTTTTGACCATGACCAAACAATCAAAAACCAAAGTAACCAAAGCACAGATGGTGCTTGCCATCGTTAGCCGGACGCCAGAATGCGTCCTGCAGGATGTCTGCGATGCGCTCGACTTGCAAGCCAGTACAGCAGGTAACTTGCTGCGGCAGCTCCATGCCGCGGGAAAACTCCATCGTACCCATAACGGCTACCAGTATGTCTACGGAGTTGTTACAGGCGTTGAGGTTCCCGATGTTGCCCTGCCGCAGGCTACAACAAAATTATCTGAAGAGGATGTGAAAAAAGTCCAGGACGCACTGTCCCTGGCTAAGATGCTGGAAGACAAAAAGCTGTGGCGCCGGGCTGCGACTGTATACACATCGACGCTTGGGATGGCTACAACAGCAAACGAACTCTGGTTGCTTGCCAAAATGCGTAACCGCTGCCTGCGCAATGCTGCGAGGTGCTGATTATGCCCAAAATGGAATCAACAGCAGCTGGTACGGGATGTCAAAGCTAAGTTTAATTATTCCGGGGTGAGGCAAAGCTGAGATGTCCGCTGAGTGCTATGAGCGGACATTGCTAACATAGGAATGTACTAATCTGTGTGGGCAGGCTAGGAAGCCTCTGATGGAAATTTGTTAAATTTTCGACCATGCTTTTTGTCCAAAGAAAACTTCAGTAGAATGAAGATGATGGACACGGTAGAAGAGCTTAACGGAACATACTTCTATAAAGGAGTAGCTAATATTTCGGCAGGCGAACTTTTTTCTGGATTTTTTAGATGAAGTGAATGAATACTTTAACGGCATTGCAGATATTGTAACTATGCGAAATAATAATTACGTGAAAATAAGTTGTTTTCTTATGTGCCTATTAGGCTAATTCGGGTCGGCTACGGTGTAACGGCCAGATTGTAGGCGGTGATATTGAATTTTGAGTAATAAAAAACCCGCAGAAGCGGGTTAGTAGATGCTCATGGCTCAGGGGATAAAGCCAATTCTGAGGCAGGTTCCTCGGGATATAATCAGCACGATAAATTTTTGAACTGTAGTTTGGAGCTGATTAGGGTCCCATTGGGAGGTGTCAAATAAGCGACCTCGGTTCCAGGGCAGGAAGCCGTTATGCCTACCAATACCTTTCTCGCCAAGCACATCTTCGAATGAACCGCCATTCTCATTATAGATTCGCACTTCACCAGCACGAATCATCGGGCCAGCCCAAATGCGCGCACCAGGTATCGTCTGCATATCATCACAAACTAAATGCTCATACCAGTTCAGCATGAAAACATATGTCCTGCTCATGATGCCTTTACGATGGCTCGTAGGCTGGATATAAGCTCCAGCGACCTGGAAACAATCTATGTCCTGGCCATCTTCAACGAAGCTATAGTTACGAAGCCCAACCCGTCCAGTGGTGACGTTATTAGCCTCATCAACGACGCCAGATCGGAGAAGTTCCTGAATAATGTCTTGCTCGTTTAGCCCGTCATCTTCGTAGTCTAAAATCATGTTACTCAGTTCAACATCGGGGATGTTCGCACCTACACGCTCAATGAGAATGTAGCGAACGACATCATCCTCTGGTGCGATGATTTCGTGTTCTGAGATTTTGAAAAGTGACCTGGAGGCAAGGAGGAAGCCGAAACGAACAGAACGAGTGTCCCCTGTGTGAGGCCACTCGCTCAGATCTTTTCTGTAGGATTCTATTAGTGTAGGAGCCATTTCTCAGCAGAACCATTAGCTTTAATATTGCTCATAATTCTACCATTAGTATCAAAGAAACGACGAATAGAATGTTCAATAACCTCAACGAGATCGGGCATTGATCGAGCCATCTCAGGGTACTGTTTCGCAGGTTTAACAATGAAACGAACGCGATCACCAAGCAGGACTGCTTCTGCCAACGGCTTAACCGTAGCATCAGCATTGTCCACATCATCTTTGAAGGTGACAATGAAGTGAAAATCTTCAGGCGCAGTCATCCCTTCATTGTCAAGTGTGCGCACCTGAAGCATATGCTGCTTAAAAGTGTGCGTGGCAATGATGCTGGTATGATCACGAATTGTCTGAATAGAACGTTTTTCGTTCATTACGTCGTGCATGTGTCCACCTTAGCTGTGGGCCGCATTGGCCTCTCCAGCGAAAACCGCGAAAGCATTGCTTATGCGGTCAACTAAGCCGTGGGCCACATTGGCCTCTCCGGCGTTCTCCATCAAGGGAGAAAAGGCTACGAGTATGCGTAGGTCTACATTAACTACTGACGCATTCGTCAGCAGTTGACTAAATCTACGTCATTACTCAAAAATGATCAAGCCGCTGGTTGTCAGTTACCCAGCAAACAAAGGGGGTTTGCTAGGTTGTCATTGCTTTTTTCAAGCTAATTAGACATCCAAAATCATCAATTGTTGCGGGGATTTGACCAATGGCACAATGTAGCACCTTGAACGTTGTGGGAAAGGATCTCACGTTTCGTTTCCTGCTTTAGCTGATCGCTATGGCTAACATAAATCGGGTTTGCAGCATCGCAAAACAACACCCTATGAGCCGGCGGCTTAATCACGCATCCAATCAGCGGCAAGCTGAGTGTCAAAGTATCATCCGAGCTTTGGACTGCATTGATAACGTCATCTTTCACATCCAATGTGTGCCGCAGGCGCTTTCTGTCTTCACGCTCTGCTTTGATTTCCATTGACCGGCGAGCAGCCTGTCCACCGAGATAGTAGGCGCCAGCAAGCACCATGATGACGGCTGCAGCCGTCAACAGGTACTGCCAGGCCTTAATGTAAAGGCCAAGAATCCTTACGCGATTCCCTTCTGGTATTTGCGAACCTGAGACCAGGCAATGAACACGGCAATTGCACCTGTGGCCACACCGAACACAATCCTAAGAGTGTCACCGCTGGAAATGTTGTCCTGAGCCTTATCCATTGCATGAGTGATCTGCGGATGTAAGCATCCCGGTAAACCGGACCATTCTCTTTTAGAGAATATCCAAAAAAAGGTTTAGTTATCCTCTGTGGGGCCAACGTCTGCTCCGCGCTCACAGCGGATCTTAAGCTTTTTTAGTTTGTCCTTCCTGCGTCAGAAACGGGCTTTATCTCTCAGGATCCACCAAACTATTCATTGAGATGTACTGCGCAGCTTTACGCGCATATTGGTCAACCAAAGGTGCCAGCCGAGTGAAATGCTCGCTGGCGCAGTGCGCATCAAGTGCCGTAGGGTCAGGCCACTCTTCAATGAAAATAAAATGCCCCGGATCCTTTTCATCCCGGTACAAATCATAAGCAATACACAGAGGCTCTCGCTTCGTTGCCGCGATGAGCTCGCGGTATAAAGGGAGAACCGTGTTGACGCACTCGGTTTTGATAAAATCTTCGGCGATGACCTTTAGCATGTGAACTCCTTCATTAAAAATGGCTAGGGCTTTTGAGGGATAGTGCCAGTCTGAATAGCTATTTCAAACAAAAGGTCCGCTGTTCACTTAAAGCAGACCTTCATCCTAGTCAGATTGTCCGCGACGTGCCAGTGGCGGACATTGATAATACATTGGTGTATTAATTAATATGGGGCAGGTCAGAGCACATCACTTGTGACCGCTGGGATGCCTCCCTGCATGGCTCGTCGCCAGTGTGCTTTGTGTTAGGCTCAAGTAACCCTCAATTCATGATAAAAGGAAATTAACAAAGTGAGTAGAAACCCGTGTGAAGTACATGAATGGCATGCTCTCGGCCGAGAAGCATCATTAGTCAGGCACCTCATTGGGTCAGGTGCTACGGCTATAGGTAGGGCCAATTACGCAGATAAGATGGGCGAATATTACACTGCGTTCTTTGGACTTTCAGTTGGGTTAGAAAGGCTTTCAAAGTTAATACTGGTTGCGCATTATGCTATTGAGAACCAAGGAAGAATGCCTGACGAGCGAGTTGTGAGAAAATTTGGGCACAAACTAATTGACTTGACCAACGAGGTTGAGAATATTTCTGAAAAAATGCAACTGTCGCTGAGCTATTCACGCCCTATACAAGAAATCCCCCAAAAGATACTAGAATGTCTAGATTCATTTGCTGATGCTCGACGAGGTAGATACGCAAATTTTGCTTCATTAGACAACCCCAATTTAACCGGTGATGAGCCTGTTAATAAATGGTGGGGCGAGGTAGCGGAGTGCATACTGGAAAAGCATTATTACGGTAAGGTCGCTCAAAGACGTGTTGAAGGTAGCGCTGAATTAATTGATGCTATGATTTCACCGTTTACGATGGTGATACACACGAATGAGAATGGGAATACTATGCTAGACGTTAAATCTGCCTCTATACGCACTGGCCAAAATGCTATTGTGCAAAAGTGGGGGAGGTATTATTCTTTAGCTATCGTTCGCTGGCTTGCAACGGTTTTATCTGAGCTCTCCCATATCGCTTGCTATAAACATGGTATAGACGGTTTTTTTGGTCTAAATGAATACTTTGATAGTTACACTGTTGACGATAGTTTTTTAAAAACTAGAAAGGTATGGCCTCTTTAGCAACAAAAAGCCAGACAAGCACCAGCACATTGCGCCTACAGCATTGGGCTCGCAACAAGTTGCGAGCTTGTGACCTCTCCTCATTACTCAATACTCCTCGATGTAAGTATGCATTCCGAACGTCCGCTGTTCGCTCACTGCGGACCTCCAGCTAAGTTCGCCATGTCATAACAGGAAAGCCCATTATACACTTGTATAATGGGCTTTCCTGTGCTGATTCGTTGGCTTGCTTCCCTTCATTATTAAGTGATGCCACCATTGAGAACCTGTTCCATAGGGAAGCATTACAGCTCTTCGCTCGAAGCAGACCTTCATCCCATTCAGATTGTCCGCTCTGTGCCAAGAGCGGAATCTGGAGCGCCAGAGGTAGCAACGTTTCTTATCAACGGTGTTGATCACCACAAAAATGACTGTATCCCTGTGATGGCGGATGTCGTCCTTTGTGGAGAAAAGATCAATCTAAACATGAGCATGGGTTAGCGAAAAGTGGCATTAAACGCTTGAACATTTCACCTAACAAGTATACTGTTTATTTATACAGTGCTTGCGTGAGGAGCTAGTTATGAAAGTGGAAATCACAATTGATCGCCAAAAAAAATTGCCGGATGGCGCTGTGCCTGCTCTGGAGAAGGAGCTACTGCGGCGATTGGATCAAAACTTTAATAACTGCAGTCTTGTGATTCGTCGGGCCAGCTCCGATGGTTTGACCGTGCTTGGTGGAATGGACGGAGATAAAAAACGTGTAGAGGAAATCCTGCAGGACACCTGGGAAAGCGCTGATGACTGGTTCTGTTAAGTTGAGGTCCAGTGGCTGGCCTGGTTTATTTTGAGGATTTTGCTGTGAGTAAAAAACAAGAAATGCCGAACACCGGCTATGCAATTATCAGATGCGATGATGGGGTGATCGTTGCTCGTCTGACATCCTTTCCTGTGTGTGAGCGCGCTCTGATGTACCGGCGCGGCGATACTGTTTCGTTTATGCCTCTGCAGCCGGATGAGATCGTGGGGACGCTCTCTCTTTTTTCACAGATGATTGAAAAGGCTAGGTCTGGAGTTGGTTACCAGGTTCCCCCGGGTTCTGTTACACTTCCGTCATAGGCCTGAACAACCTATACCTGCTGCGTCACGGAGAGAAACCATGACGCAAACCCTCGAAGTATCAAAATCCCATCAGACTGGTGCTCCTTCATCGAGTGCCGGTTTGCTTTCGTCTTCAAAACTAACTTTTCGACAGCAGGAAGTTTTTGACCTGCTGGTAGCCTACATCAATCAGCATGGCTACCCACCTACGCTATCTGAACTGGCTGATATGCTCGGCGTTAGCTCGTCTAATGCTGTTCTGTTACATCTGCGTGCGTTAGAGAGAAAAAATTTTATAAAACTCTCTCGCCGTGTCTCCAGAGGAATTTCCATCGTCGGGCGAAAGGAACCTATGCTCGCCGTGCAGCTGCTGCAGGAAATGATTGCTGAAGAACCCGGCGCGCGTGAAAGAGCGATTGAGTTTTTGCGACTGTTCGGTGATCAGTCATGAAGAAAAGTTGGTTTTTACACGAGCAACTTTCAGAGGCTGAGGCTACAGAGCTGGTGGAGCGATACCGTAAAAATAACTGTGTGGTTGAGAAGAGCTTATCCAGAGACTTTGCATCGTGGGAGATCCGCGTGCTGTTGCCGGAATCGAAGAAGCCGCCACGGATTGACAGGACCTACATACAGAAGATGTGGAGGGACTGATGCGAGCTTTGCTTAACGTGGATATTGCACGCCATCTTGGAATTGTGCTGCTTAAGCCAGGTAGTGAATTAATGCCGTTATTCGGTGCCGGCCGAGTTCTTGTTGAAATACCGCCGGCAAGCATGAAAAAGATACCCAGTGGACGTCTTCCTGATGCCCGGCAGCCGTTGCGGGATGATATGGGGATCAGACCTTTTTTCATGAAGAAGGCAGTTATCACTGCAGCTGGTGGGGTTAGTGCCCTCGAGTCATGGTTGCGTAGGCAGGTTAAAAACTGTCAGTGGACACATTCCGATTACCATCACCATGAGCTCGTCCCGTTTCGCCATTCGACGGGTGTAATAATTGCATGCTGGCACTGTGATAATGAGCTGAAAAACCAAACGGAACAAATCCTCGATCAACTGGCAGGTGTTAATAACGCTGACTGGATAATCGACACTGCCCGCATCGCGCTTGGTCTGGACGCTCAGCGATCATTGTCACTGGCGGAGCTATGCTGGTGGGCGGTAGGCGCCGGGATTGGCGATGAAATTACAGAAGAAATGGCGCGCCGATCCCTGCGTATTAAAGACGATGGCATTAAATCGGTTTACAGGGAGAGTGAGATTGTTCCGTCGGTACCGGCCACCAGCATTCTTTCTCCCCGTATCGAAAAAGCAATAAGGCCAACGGCAATAACAACGCCGGGCAAACCTCTGGTACCTGTGAACGTTGATCCTGTTGCACCGGCGACGCTATTTGCCAGACCTAAGCGGATCCGATGGTTATCTGCTGACTTTATCTCATGGGTGAAAAAACAGCCGTGTATGTGCTGCGGGCAGCCTGCAGATGATGCACACCATCTTATTGGCTGGGGGCAGGGCGGCGTAGGCACGAAGGCCCACGATATTTTTACGCTTCCATTATGCCGCAAGCACCACCGCGCTTTGCACCATGACCCTGCCGCTTTTGAGCGTGAATACGGCACCCAGCCGGTATTGATTATTAAATTGCTGGACCGGGCTTACTCGCTCGGCGTTCTATCCTGAGGAGCTTTAAAAATGAGAGATATGTACGAAATAATGGACCGTTGGGGAGCTTGGGCGGCATCTGACAATAGTGGTGTTGACTGGCAACCCATTGCTGCTGGGTTTAAAGATTTACTACCTCATGGAAAGAAAACACGCCAGCAATGCGATGATGATGAAGGAATAATGATTGATGGCTGTGTAGCGCGATTGCGGAAATATAAGCCAGAAGAGTATGAGTTGATAATGGCGCATTTTGTCTTGGGGTTTTCATTACGTACCATAGCAAAAAAACAAAAATGTAGTGATGGTAAAGTAAGGAAAGAGTTGCAAAATGCTCTAGGATTTATTGAAGGAGTCATTTGCACTCTTGCCTATTGATTGAGTGTGCCCAATATATCATATTGGGCGTTTTGAACTTGATTTAAAGCGTCTTCCACTAATTCCTGAAACCCAAATATCTTCTTCGATGAAGTCTAGGAGGGATTTAATTTCTTTTTTAGAAGAAGGCATGGTTATTTTTTCTACACCACCCACTACTACGGTTTGTAAGGGGAAGCCGACCTTTACTGCCTCTGCCTTGAAAAGTGCGAGGTTTTGAGGTGTCAGTAGACCAGTTTGATTTATCAGAGTTATTTTATTTCTAATGACCGTGTCTGCTACGTTTTTAATATCAAACCCTTGAGCAATAGAGAATATTGGCAATTGACTAAATGCATCTAAATCTTGATCTGTGGCAGCTGTAAAATATGACGTCATGTCAAATACACTCCTTAATTTAAAAAAGCTCTTAAAACAAATGGTATTATTATCAATAATTGCAACTAGCTTGTCATCGAGATTAAATCCTACATCAACAGCTTTGCTAAAGGTTGTGCTTCTACCAATCATAGTAGCAAGAAATGATTTTGATGTGTCAAGGATCTGTTTTTTGTTAAAGGTTTGCAACGCAATTATGTTTGGATTTCCTGGGGCATCAACGCCAACGAATAAAGCCTTGATATTATCTATGCTTATTTGGCTTGGATCCCAGACGGGCATGGCAGTAGGTCTAGTTGCAGCATCTATTAATAAAGCAGCATCTGCGAAATTTTGTATCTCAAAGCATTCATCATATCTAGGTTCATATCCTGCGTAAAAAGCTATGTGATTATTGTGATGAGTTTGGAAATGTAATCGCTGTTGCTGAAAGATCGACGACACAGAAGTGCTAGCACCCAAGTCTAACTCTACCCTAACAACTCTGGTTGCGATAGACTTATCCATCAAAGCAAAAAGGGCCATTCTTGTTCCTTATACATGTAGATATGTGTAATCTGTTAGTTGAACAACATTAAAACTAATATTTTTTATATCCGTAATTACGGATTTTGAAATCAATACGAACCCAACCCCAGTATCATCTTCTGCCTCGTAAAATTTATATCCATGCAGTGACAGGACTGGGTTGAAATTGTAGTTTTCGGAAAAACATATATAAAATAGCAAAGAGAAATAGAAAAATAAAGCATAGGATTTATTTTCAGAAATAGAATCTGTACCTAACAAAGGGAAAAGATAACTTAAAAAATAATTAGTTACCTCTTTATTAGCTGGTGATAAAGAATTGATGTTTTTTGTAAGCCGTTCCATCTTGCAATCGGCGTATTTTACCAAGCCTATAGCTAAACACCAACTAGCTAACCCTACGTATAGGCTGTAGTTCATAAGCCACACTGTCTCTTTTACAAAACCTATAAAAAAAAGTGTTGCGCACACTGGTGCAATCGAGCTTGCTGTAAGTAATAGACGTGCTAGCCTATTCATAGATGATCCCTCTAATCACTGTTTGCATATACAGTACTTTAGCTAGATCGGATGTTGATATCCATATCTATTCAGATAAATCTTAGAAACCCTAGCATTTGGAAGGATAAAAATCACTAATGCGTACGCAAAAAATTTAGTACTCTGCTAAGAGTGGTCTCTTTGTCACACAGCTTAATCATCAATACCTAGTCAGACTGCGGATTTTTGCGTTTCAGACTCAGGCTAAAACCTTCAGAAATCACTTTTCAGCTGAGGCTGACGTCTGTCCTTTATCTTTCAGGCCCCCGTTACCCCTGAGGAGGAGTCAACAAAACGCTCAGCAATCTCAATAGCTTGCTTAGGCTAATGAAATTGGAGTGTAAGTGGTTCGGGGAGACGCCTCTGGGCAACATTGCAAGGCTGGTAGTTTTGTTTAGCATCGGCAGCTATGTTTGTGCCATTGACGTTTCGAATGTTTGGAAAATAGATTATCTATGTGGTGAATCCCCCTATGCGGAGGGGCGACCAGTCAGTTACAGAAATCTGTAAATGCAGCGCGGGCCATGCCGACTGGGGCATGCTCACCGGGAGGCACCCGGCACCACACTGCCACTAAACATATTTAAGATTTATGGCAGGTTTACTTTTGCGGTTGCCCTTCTACGTTTATAGAACGTAACGGCAAAAGTGAATGCTTCCTGGTAAATCGGTAGCTCGGACTATTAGGAGTGCCTTCGTTTCGTTACTACCTAGAATGCCTACTTTCTGCCCGCCTTCAGGCGGGCTTTTTTACGCCATCAATAGGGCACTTCAGAAAGAAAAGGTAAACATCATTTGAAGGCTGCGCTTTGCGTGGCCTTTCTTATTTCAGGCTCACGGGAACCATCATCGATACGGCTCGTTGTTAAATCAGCCCGATGAGCCTGACCCCTTCACGCACAAAGCACCCCGTTAACCCGGAGGTGGAGTATGTATCGAATGGACAAGCTAACAACAGGTATTGCCTACGGAACTTCCGCAGGTAACGCGGGGTTCTGGATGTTGCAATTGCTCGACAAAGTATCCCCATCCCAGTGGGCCGCTATCGGTGTTCTGGGAAGTCTGGTATTCGGCTTGCTGACATACCTGACGAATCTGTTTTTCAAAATTAAAGAAGACCGGCGAAAAGCTGCTCGAGGTGAATAATGTCTCCGACACTACGTAAAAGCGTTCTTGCGGCGGTCGGCGGCGGGGCCCTGGCGATTGCCTCTGCACTCATCACTGGCCCGACGGGTAATGATGGGCTTGAGGGAGTGCGATACGACCCTTATCAGGATGTGGTAGGTGTCTGGACGGTTTGTTATGGCCACACAGGGAAAGATATCATGCTCGGCAAAACCTATACCGAGGCAGAGTGTCGGGCCCTACTAAATAAAGACCTGAACACCGTCGCCTGGCAGATCAACCCTTACATCAAAAAACCGATCCCAGAAACAATGCGTGGGGCTCTGTACTCATTCGCCTATAACGTCGGAGCCAGGAACTTCCAGAACTCTACTCTGCTTCACAAAATCAACCAGGGGGATCAGAAAGGTGCGTGTGATCAGCTGCGCCGCTGGACCTATGCCAAAGGTAAGCAGTGGAAAGGACTTATTACCCGGAGGGAAATTGAGCGTGAAGTGTGTTTATGGGAGCAAAGATGAGTCGCTTAACCGCCGTTATCATCGCAATAGCAATCCTGCTAATGTCCTGTGCCATTTCATGGCGTATGGGATGGAGTTCCCACGCTAATCACATCAATGCTCAGGCTGCGAAGAAGAGAGAGAAGGCCGAGAATGCCATTAAGCCTGTAGAGGAAAAGGCCGCTACTGCTAACGAAGCGGGTAAGGTCATCTACAAAACAATAACCCGCGACGTGGTGAAATATGTTCAGTCTCCGAATCGTACTGTGTGTAGGTTTGATGCTGCTGCTGTGCAGTTGCGTCAGCGCGCCATCGATGCTGCCAACTCCATCCCCGGATTTGATGAGCCCGCCGTGCAAAGCAAGTGACGCAGGAAATGACAGCGATGAAGATTTACAGTCTGATATAGAAACCGCTCAGTGCCTGCGCCAGCTCCGTTTGGATAAGTATCGCTGGCAGGCGTACTATCGGGCGGTGAGTAAGTAACAGGCATAGCACATGAAATAAGTGGCCTTAAGTGAACAAAAAATCTGAAAACAAGACATTCAAGCTTTCAGCATCGAAATGTTTGTATCTAATTCAGGGGGTGTCATGCACTATAGGATCTCAAACCACTCTTAACTAAGTAGCCACTCATGACAGTAAACTTACTACCACAACTACCATGCGGTTATCGTTACGGCATTGAGCGCTCGATCCGGCCCCAGACTGGTGCGGAATTTTTTCCGCCACAAGGGTGTGTTATCAAATCTGTTAACTTTGGGGATGGTGTGGTTATTTGTGTGCCCATCCAATGGTACATTAAACAATTAGATTTATGGGTCACTGTCTAAGGAACCATCGAATAATATGTTAGTTACCAGCCTCGTTAGGGCGAACTGATAATTGCTCTCAAAAGACCAGCATAGAAGCCTGTTGCTCTGGTTGAATGTTCCGGCAAGTTGAAAATGATTGGTTCAATGAGCTCTTTCGATATTTAAATGCTATCGATAACTTAAATGAAGCTATCATCACGTTATCACTGCCAGCCAACACCGAAACGGCAGTGGTCAGTTAAAAAGCAGAAAAGCCTCTCTTGGGTGGCTCCTGAGAGATTTTAGTTTTCTAACTGGTACTAACCAAAGGTCGCATATCTATGCGGCCTTTTTTTTAGCCGGTTTCATGGCTTGAGGACATCCTGGACGAGAATATGTGACAAAACCAATCAGGGGAAACAGGAATGCCCTGTGAGCGGATTTACGAATCAGTAAGAACGTTTATCCCCACAAAAGGATAAGATGGCTTTTATCCCTTTGTGGGGGTAAAAACTGTATGGCCTCGCATCTGCGGGGCTTTTTTATTCGCAAAGGTAAAACGATGAAGAGCTTAGATATTGAATCCATAGGCGGGAGGCTGATGGCGATTGAGTATGACGGTTTGTCATGCGCATCGTTGCCAGTTTCAGAGTTCCCCATCGACAGTACACCTTTAACTCTCCCTCAATTCATGCTCAAGGATGTGTATGCCACCACGAGCTAAACGACCTTGCCGTCACAGAGGATGCGCGGCAGTGACGAATGATGTCGGTGGATACTGTGAGATCCACCGGCAGCAACACGCCGGCGATGGCTGGCGTAACTATCAGCCAGGAAAAACTCGACAAGACCGTGGTTACGGTCGTCCGTGGGAAATTAAACGGGCCCGTATCATGAAAAGAGATAAATACCTTTGTCAGAACTGTAGACGAGACGGTATTGCCACGAAAGCCACAAGCGTCGACCACATCATTCCCAAAGCTCATGGCGGTACCGATGATGACTTTAATCTCGAGTCATTGTGCTGGAGCTGCCACAGCAAGAAAACAGCAACAGAGAGGACCCGATGAAGAATTTCAAAATTGAATACGTTGATGGCGCTTTGACCGTTCTGGAGACGGATGGTCAGTCACGGATGAATGAAGCCGTACATGGCATCCATTTTGAGCATGTTCAGGGCGGCCGCCCCCTGCTTAAACTGACGATTGCACATGATATTGCTCCGGCCCCTGCCTCATCAAGTGCACTGGATCAGGAGCCTTTAGAGGGTGAGCTGGTAACGGAACAACAGACGAAGGCTCCCGTTGGTCGCCGCTCACGTCATCGTCGTGGAGGTAAGCAATGATGTATCAGCGCACGGATCTGACACTCTCAATGTTCTATGCATCCAGCGCTGATGCAGAGGGAAACAAAGTGGCTACTTTGACGATGCAGGTTATCGCTGCAGAGGCTGGCTCCGTCCAGACCAGCCAGTTGCGCTGTATTACCGATAGCGCGAAGAAAAAAACGTATAGCGTAGGCGAACAATCTGTCAGTAATGGTTCCGATCCGTTGCTGGTCGCGATTGAGAATTACTGGCGTCAGAATACAGATGTCGTCGTTAAAGGATTGATCGCCGAAGTGACCGACTTCATCGCAGGGAACATCAACTCAGTCAGCACCTGGATCGGCCAGTTTGGGATGAAGGTGTTCGAGAACCAGCCATTGGCTGAACGGCTACCAGAAAGCGTACTGCAGGCCGATGGAGGCTCCGCTACAGCGACAGGGTCCTGACAGCAGGCATTACATAAGGTGCTCACAAAGAGCCTGGGATTTTCCGGACCACGCAATGTGAACCGTATTCGCCGCCGGCGAAGCCGGAATGACGATATCCACCTCGACTGAGGCAGCTGCTGGCAGGGGGGAGGGGGGATCAAATCCCTGACCCCTTTCGCGCTTCGGGACTGCCCGTTGAAGTCTATTTTTACACGCCCGAAATAAGAAACTTTTTTCCGGAAGGTTTCATCTATCAAAGGAACGTTTATGGCCGGAGGAATTCGATCGTCCGGTGGTGGCCGAAAACCCACTTTACCCACCGGGCAAAAAAGCAAATTAACACGTATTGCGCCTCCCGCTGAGTTAATGGGGGAGGCGGCAATAAGAATGTGGAAGACGCAAAGCAAAATACTCATCGACCGAGGGGTGTTTGAGCTGGAGGACGCACCTTTGTTGCTGGCTTACTGCAATGCTTTTCATCTGATGCTCGAAGCCGAAAAAATGCTGGCCAGCGGACTGACCTCAGAAAGTGAAATGGGGGGCTTGAAAAAACACCCTGCAGTTAATGTCCGGAATGACTCGGTTTCCCAGCTTGCCCGCCTCGGCTCTCTGTTGGGGTTAGATCCGCTCAGTCGTCTTCGCATGACCAGCGGACAAAAGGATCCGGACGATGACGGGAATGAATTCGATGAGTTTGACTGATGGCTACCTATCCGAACGTCAATGCGGCGAACCAGTATGCGCGGGATATCGTTGGCGGGAAGATTCTGGCGTGTCAGTTAACGGTACTTGCCTGTCAGCGACATCTGGACGACCTCGAACGAGCAAAGGATCCCCACTGGCCCTACCGCTTCGATAAAAACAAAGCAGAACGATTTCTTCGTTTTGCCCAGAAAATGCCTCATACCTCAGGGGAATGGGCCCGGCGTAAACTCCGGATTGAATTTGAAGCCTGGCAGAAGTTCGCTCTTGGCGTACCGTTTGGATGGGTACACAAGAAGACAGGCCTGCGTCGTTTCTCTGAAATCTATATCGAGGTGCCCAGGAAGAACGGGAAATCCGCTATTGCCGCTGCTGTAGGAAATTATATGTTTTGTGCAGATGGCGAGCATGGTGCAGAAGTCTATTGCGGCGCCACGACTGAAAAACAGGCATGGAAGGTATTTTCTCCGGCGCTGCAAATGGTGAAAAAGCTGCCGGCATTGCGGCAAAAATTCTCGATAAAACCCTGGGCAAAAAAAATGACGCGCCCTGACGGTTCGGTCTTTGCGCCTGTGATCGGTGACCCGGGGGATGGTGATTCGCCATCATGCGCCATCATTGATGAATATCACGAACATACTACTGATGCGCTTTACACCACCATGACCACCGGTATGGGGGCTCGTGAACAACCGATGACACTGATCATCACCACCGCCGGCTATGACATTACATCCCCTTGCTATGAAAAGCGTACTCAGGTTGTCGAGATCCTGCGGAGAACCCGTAATGGCGAGGAAAATGAAACCATATTTGGGCTGATTTATGGCCTTGATGACGATGATGACTGGACGACTCCTGAGGCATTAATCAAGGCAAACCCCAACTATGGCATTTCGGTAAAAGCAGATTTTCTCCGGGCTAAACAATTATTGGGTATGTCGACGCCCGGGCAGACAAACAAGATTCTGACCAAGCATTTCAATCGCTGGGTAAGCGCAAAATCAGCTTATTACGACCTGAGAAAATGGATGGATGCAGCCGATAAAAACCTTAAGTTGTCAGATTTTGAAGGGGAAGAATGCTGGCTGGGTATAGATCTGGCCTCGAAAGTTGACCTCAATGCCGTGGTTCCAGTTTTTCGTCGTGAAATAGACGGAATAACACATTTTTACTGTGTTTCTCCTCTGTTCTGGGCACCAGAAGAAACCATTTACTCGCAGGAGACCGCGCTGAAAAGTACCGCAGAACGTTATCAGTCCTTTGTCCGGCAGGGTAAGTTGATCCCGACCGATGGTGGCGAAGTTGATTACAGGCTGATATTTGAAACGATCCTGAAGCTGCGGAATACCGTAAAAATTGCCCAATGCCCCATTGATCCTTATGGCGCGACTTCATTACGTCACATGCTTGAGGAAGAGGGGCTTGAGCCTGTCGAGATAAGACAAAATTTTACCCATATGAGTGATCCTATGAGAGAGATTGAGGCTGCGCTCATCTCGGGGAGATTCCATCATGACGGACACCCTGTCATGAACTGGTGTATTTCCAATATCGTCGGCCAGTACCTTCCCGGAAGTGACGATATTGTGCGTCCCGGGAAAGAAGGGCGGCAGAACAAGATAGATGGTGCGGTTGGTTTAATGATGGGGCTGGGGCGCGCCATGCTCAACAGTTCAGTGATGACATCCGTATACGATGAGGAAGATATAGCATGCTAATTTCAGTTCTGAGTTTTATTGTCGGCCTCACTGGTGCTGGATTGTTATCCGCAGGTGCCTGGCTTATTTCTCCATCAGTGGGATTGATAACAGGAGGGATTATTTGTCTGGGCTGGTCATATATGACAACCCGGGCCTTTTCCTCCGGCATCAGCAATGGCGGAGGTAAATAATGTTCCTACCCCAGATGTTCAGGGGCCGACAATACTCGGGTAATAGCTTCTGGGAAGCCATGCTGGGCGGGGTTCGTTCAAGCCAGAGCAAAACTGGCATCATAATCACGCCGGAAACCGCTCTTGGACTTTCAGCGGTCCGGGCCTGTGTCACCCTCCTGGCGGAGTCAGTCGCGCAGCTGCCGTGCGAACTCTACCGGCGGGATAAAAATGGCGGGCGCCAGCGTGCGACGGACCACCCAGTTTATGACCTGATTCACTCCCAGCCCAACAGGAAAGACACCTCATTCGAGTATTTCGAGCAGCAGCAGGGGTTGCTGGGGCTTGAGGGAAATTGCTACTCGATCATCGAACGGGACGGAAAAGGCTACCCGAAAGAGCTGATCCCCATTAACCCGAAAAAGGTCATTGTGCTGAAAGGGCCGGACGGTATGCCGTATTACGAACTCCCGGAAGTCGGCGAAATTCTGCCGATGCGCATGATGCACCATGTGAAGGTCTTTTCTCTGGATGGCTATATCGGCAGTTCCCCAATTCAGACGAACGCCGATGTTCTGGGGCTGAATCTGGCGGTTGAGGAGCATGCGGCCGCGACATTCCGGCGCGGGACAACGATGAGCGGGGTGATAGAGCGTCCGAAAGAGGCTGCGACCATTAAAAGTCAGGATGCAATTGATCGCCTGCTGGCGAAATGGACCGAGCGCCATTCCGGTATTCACAATATGTTCTCTGTGGCATTGCTGCAGGAGGGCATGAGCTACAAACAACTGTCGCAGGATAACGAAAAGGCGCAGCTGCTACAGTCGCGGCAGTGGGGCGTGGAAGAGGTCTGCCGGCTCTATAAAATCCCGCCACATATGGTGCAGATGCTGGCGAAAGCGACCAACAACAACATCGAGCACCAGGGCCTGCAGTTCGTGATGTATACGCTTCTGGCCTGGCTGAAACGCCATGAGGGTGCGCTGCAGCGCGATCTGCTTCTGCCCAGCGAACGCCGCGATTTGTACATCGAGTTCAACGTTTCCGGGCTGCTGCGAGGCGACCAGAAGTCACGCTATGAATCGTATGCGCTGGGCCGCCAGTGGGGATGGTTATCCACTAACGATATCCGGCGTATGGAGAATCTGCCGCCCATTGCTGGCGGGGACAAATACCTGACGCCGCTCAATATGGTCGACAGCGCGAAGATCCTTCCTGGCGATAAGTCGCCGACAGCAAAACAGCTGGCCGAAATCGAAACCCTTCTGGCCAGAGCCTGATTATTTCCCGCCGCGCGGGATGACCTGGAAGACAACATGACAACGAAATTAATTAACCTGCCGCACCTGGCAGATATGGTCTTTGGTGTGCCGCATTACGTGACGCGGCAAACAATGGACTCCGTGAAAGCGGTGCTCATCCCTCGTATTCAGGGGATCACCGAAGATACCGTCATTCAGATGGCGCTAAATCCGGGTAAATCACCTGCTGCTGAGCAGGTCCAGCCCACCGGCGGGGTGGCGGTGATCCCCGTTCACGGCATACTCGTTCCACGCCGGGGGCAGATTACGGCGATGTGCTCCGAGCTGACCAGCTACGAGCGGATACGCGGGCAGTTGCAGGCGGCGTTAAACGACCCCTCAATCAGCGAAATCGTTCTGGATATTAACTCCGGCGGCGGCGCAGCGGTGGGGTGCAAGGAGCTGGCCGATTACATTTATCAGTCTCGCGACACGAAGCCCATCACGGCGATTGTGAACTACAGCGCGTATTCCGCCGCGTATTTCATCGCATCGGCCTGCAGCAAAATCATCGTCAGCCAGACCAGTGGCGTGGGGTCGATTGGTGTGATCATGGAGCACCTCGATACGTCGAAGATGGAAGAAAAAATGGGGCTGACGTTCACCACCATTTACCGGGGAGATAACAAAAATAACGGCACCCAACATGAACCACTGAGTGAAGAGTCGCTGGGTATGTTCCAGGGCATGATCGACGAAATGTACGAGACGTTTACGGGGTCGGTGGCCGAATATCGCGGCCTGAAGCAGCAGGCCGTCATTGATACGCAGGCGGGGCTGTATTTTGGCCCTGGCGCTGTGTCTGCCGGCCTGGCGGATGAAGTCTCTGACCCCCAGGCGGCGATCAATGCTATCGCGGCAAAGTATACGCAACCGCGTCAAAAAACCTCCATTCAGATGCAGGCAGCCGCGATGGACCTGCAAACCAAAATGTAACCCGGCGCAAACACAAACCGCGTCACCTTAAGCAGCCTGCAGGCTGCTTTTTTTATGTCTAAAAAGAGAGAAATAAAATGCCACATATTGAAGAATTGCGTCGTCAGCGTGCGGGTATCAACGAACAGGTTCAGGCCCTGGCAACCATTGACGCCAGCGGCGGCACGCTGACTGCGGAGCAGCTGACGGAGTTTGCGAACCTGCAGCAGCAGTTCACTGATATCAGCGCCAAAATTGAACGTCTGGAAGCCGCCGAACGTGCTGCGGCGCTGGTCGCAAAGCCAGTCAAGGCTACCCAGCAGGGGCCGGCAATTATCGTCAAAGCTGAGCCGAAGCAATACACTGGCGCAGGTATGACACGCATGGTGATGTCGATTGCTGCAGCGAAGGGTGATCTACGTGATGCAGCGGTCTTTGCCGCTGAAGAACTGAATGATCAGTCTGTATCGATGGCCATTTCCACCGCTGCGGGTTCCGGTGGGGCGCTCATCCCGGAGAACATGCAAAACGAAGTCATCGAGCTGCTGAGCGACCGTACCATCGTCCGTAAGCTGGGCGCCCGCTCCATTCCGCTGCCTAACGGTAATCTGTCGTTACCGCGCTCGGCTGGCGGTGCAACGGCCAGCTACACCGGCGAAGGAAAGGATGCCAAATCGTCTGAATCAAAATTCGACGATGTAAAACTGAATGCCAAAACCATGATCGCACTGGTCCCGATGTCGAACCAGCTGATTGGCCGCGCCGGTTTTAACGTTGAGCAGCTGGTCCTGCAGGATATTCTGACCGCCATCTCTGTTCGTGAGGATAAAGCGTTTATGCGCGATGACGGTACCGGCGATACACCGATTGGTATGAAGGCGCGTGCAACGCAGTGGAACCGCCTGCTGCCGTGGGAAGCTGGTACCACGATCAACCTGAACACGGTTGATGAGTACCTGGACAAGATTATTTTGATGGCGATGGATGGCAACAGCCTGATGATCCGTTGCGGCTGGGGTATGTCGAACCGTACCTATATGAAATTGTTTGGCCTGCGTGACGGCAACGGCAACAAAGTCTACCCGGAAATGGCGCAGGGGATGCTGAAGGGCTATCCGATTCAGCATACCAGCGCTATTCCGGTTAACCTGGGTGAAAGTGGCAAGGAATCGGAAATTTATTTCGCTGACTTCAATGATGTTGTTATCGGTGAAGATGGCGCCATGAAGGTCGATTTCTCCAGAGAAGCCACCTACCCGGATGCCGAAGGCAACCCAGTTTCCGCGTTTGCGCGAAATCAGTCGCTGATCCGCGTCGTCCTCGAACACGATATCGGCTTCCGTCATCCGGAAGGCCTGGTGTTGGGTACCGGCGTCCTGTTCTAACCCACCCCTCTGTTAATAAAGCCCGCATATGCGGGCTTTTCCCTTTAAGGAGAATGCTATGGCTGCGAAAAATAAAGCAGTGGAGCCGGAAGAAACGGTCGTACAGGACAACCATGCGACTGAGACCGCACAGGATAACCATGCGACCGTGGTCGCACAGGCAGAACGTAAATCCGTTGTGTTCCTCGGTCCGCATAGCCGTTATTCCCGTGGTGATATCGCGTGGTTTGAAGGATCGCACGCCGAAGAGCTGGTTAAGCGCCGTATCGCGGTATGGCCGAAGGATGCCGAACGCGCGCTGAAACCGAAGCCAGGAGACAGCGATTTTGATACTGACATTGGATGATGTGAAAACCCAGCTACGCCTGGAACTGGACTTCACGGAGCATGACGCCATGCTCACGCAAATGGTGAACGCCGCGCAGCGGAGCATCGAGCGTGATTATTACTGCAAGCTGGTCACCAGTGATGAAGAGCTGCAGGCACTCCCGGAGACCGTCCGCGGATTTATCGCGGATGAAGATATCCGGCTGGCCATTCAGTTTCTGGTCAGCGATGCGTATCTGAATGGCCATACCGGACAGTGGCTGGAAACCGCTGCGGTGAGGCATCTTCTTTTCCCCCTGCAGGAGCATACGCTATGAGCCTGAAACCGGGTGATATGAACTGTCGCATTGCAATTAGCTACGTTCAGTCCGGTCGTGGGCCGCTGGGCGAACCGCTACCGGAAAAGCAGGTTGAATCGGGAAAAGCGTGGGCAAAACGGGAGCTGGTATCGGGGCGAAAAGTCCGCACGCTGGATCAGCAGCAGGTGGTGGAAACCTGCCTGTTTACGGTCTATCCGGGCGTGCTGGTTGATATTGACTGGAAAATCACGACGAAAAATCTGGTTTATACCGTCCGGAATATCGACCGCAAAACAGACCGGATCATTATCACGGGGGAGGCTGACGGGCGGCATGATAGAGCTGGCGATTAAGGGTGCGCTGGAGCGCATCACCGGCTTGAATGCGTATCCGCTTTTACTGCCGGACACGGTCCAGGAAGGTGCGACCTTTCAGCGTATCTCTGACCCGGAAATGGTCTCGGGAATGTTGCGAACGGGGATCGTCTCTGCCCGTATCCAGGTGAATCTGTACCGTCTCGATGATTACACCTCACTGCTGCAGCTGGATAAAAAAATCTGGACGGAACTGAAGTCCGTCGTTCATGGACAGCTGGAGGGTATTCCGGTTCAGTATGTGGAACGAGGCGGTATCCATCAGGATAAAAACCAGCTGACGAATCGTCGCATTCAGTATCGCCTGACCCGCGATTTCATCATTCACTACGTGGAGGACTCCTCGTGATCCGAATGGAAGTTAAAGGGCTGGATGAGCTGGAGCGGCAGTTAATGGCCCTGGGCGAAAAAGTGGCGACGAAGGTATTGCGGGATGCCGGGCGCGAAGCGCTAAAGGTCGTCGAGGAAGATATGAAGCAGCATGCCGGCTTTGACGAAACGTCCGCCGGGCCGCACATGCGGGACTCAATCAAAATCCGCTCTTCCACCCGCAAGGGTAAAGGGAACGCGGTTGTAACGCTCCGTGTCGGCCCCAGCAAGCAGCACCATATGAAGGCGCTGGCGCAGGAGTTTGGCACGGTTAAACAGGTTGCAGACCCCTTTATCCGACCCGCCCTGGATTACAACCTCCAGACCGTTTTGCGCGTGTTAACCGTGGAAATCCGAAACGGCATTGAAAACAGGTAGCATCCGCTGCCGTATAAAAAGAGAGAGAAACATGGCTGATAAAACTTCGCCTGAATATGCGATGTTGCCGGCGGGCACCATTGTGAAATACGGGGAGCCTGGCGCTGCCACGTCAGCGCTGAAACCGCTGATTAACTGTAAAGCGCTGGGTGCAATGGGGCAGACGGGGGGCTTTGTCGACTGCACCACGTTACTGGATAAGCAGAAACAGTCCATCAGTGATCTGCCTGATGGGCCTGAAAAGTCGCTGGGCTTCATTGATGATCCGGGCAATACCGATTTTGCCGCGCTGCTGAACGCAGCAGAGGCCCGCAAGACCATCCAGTTATACGTCGAATTACCCAACAAGCGAACCGCGACGATGCTCCTGGCGCTGTCCGGCTGGCAGATGAATGAAATCGCCGCTCCGGCGAATGAGGTCATCCAGATCACTGTTCAGGGTAAGCAGAACAAGATCACCTGGGGAACCGTCGCTGTCTCCGGCGGCGCCTGATTAACTTAACCTGTAAACAGCCACCTTCGGGTGGCTTTTTATTTTTAAGGACTACCTGTGAAAGATAAAGATTACCTGTCCACGCTGAAATCCGCATTGCTTAAATCGGAGCCAACCGTCATTAAAACCGAGTTATTTGGCGCCACCGTATTCATCCGCCGCCTGACCGGGGATTACCTCATCAGCTATGAAGAGAAAATGGCTGAAACCGCAAAAGCTGGCGCAGCGCGTGAGGCATCGGAGCAAGTCATTCAGATCGTCATCGATGCACTGGTTCAGCCGGATGGAACGGCCATTCCGGATGAATTTAAACCCACGGCAGCCGAGCTGCTGAAGGCCCATGAAAACCCCGAACTGCTGGCCGCAGTGGAAAAAGTGAAGCAACACGCAATCGGTAAGCTGGAGGAAGCGGAAAAAAACTGAGTGACTCGCCCTGGCTGGAACTGATCTTCTGGCTGGCCGACCGCTGGGGCGAGCCTGACCCATCCAAAATTGCCGCATTGCCGGCAAACACTCTGTACCACTGGCGAGCCTACTTCCTGAAACAGGGCACTTTCCGCCGTCCTGGCGATGAGAACGCGCCACCTACCGAAACCACACCTGCGCCATCCCGGGTCGATGATGAATGCGCGGCAGTCATGAGGGCATTAATGTAATGGCAGACGTCGCATCTTTAGCGGTCGGGCTGCACCTGAACGCAGCCAGTTTTAAATCCCAGCTGCTGGGAGCGTATGGCGATGCGGAGAACCAGTCACGACGGTTTAACCGTAATGCCCAGGCAGACGCGAAAAAGACGGAGGACGCCTATAAGAAGGTCGGTCTGTCGATATCCGGGATGGCCAGCCGGCTGGCGGGGCTGGCAGGAGCCGGCCTTTCCATCGGCACGATCGTCACCACGTCCAGACAATATGGACAGGCATTATCAGACCTGCAGGCCATCACCGGTGCGACTGCAGCTGAAATGAAAGCGCTGGATCTGGCTGCGCAGGAAATGGGGCGCACGACAGAGTACAGCGCCAGCCAGGCCGCCGAAGCGTTAAAGCTGATGGCGTCGGCTAAACCGGAGCTTTTAAAAACGTCCGATGGACTGCAGAAGGCTACGAACAGCGCGCTTATCCTGGCGCAGGCCGCCGGCACAACGCTGCCCGATGCGACCAGAACGCTGGCGCTCTCCTTAAACCAGTACGGGGCGAGCGCGCAGGAAGCGGATCGTTATATCAACGTGCTGGCCGCCGGCGCGAAGTACGGGTCGTCGGAGATTGTTGATACGGCGGCTGCCATTAAAAATGGTGGCGTCGCAGCCGCACAGGCCGGCGTTGGTTTTGAGCAGCTGAATGCCGCGATTCAGGTGCTGGCAGAGCGTGAAATTAAAGGCGGTGAAGCCGGCACGGCGCTGCGTAACGTCATACTGAACCTGGAAAAGGGCACAGACAAGAGCCTCAAGCCGTCCGTGGTTGGTCTCAGCCAGGCGCTGACCACTCTTTCCGGGAAAAATCTCTCCACGGCCCAGGCCGTAAAACTGTTTGGCGTGGAGAACCTGAATGCGGCGTCTATCCTGGTCCAGAACCGTTCAAAGCTTGATGAGCTGACCGCTTCCCTGACCGGTACCAAAACGGCGCATGAGCAGGCATCCATCAGGGTTAACAACCTGAACGGCGATTTGCTGGGGCTGAGTAGTGCGTTTGAAGGGATGGTCATTAAGATCGGCCAGAGCAGTAACGGGCCACTCCGCAGCGGGATTCAGGTTGCCACGGAGGCACTGAACAGCCTGGCAGACAATTTCAACACCGTCTCCAGCGTGGCGCTTTACAGCCTGATCCCCGTGTTATCCACGAAACTGACTGCAGGGCTGCGGGAGAATATCGCGGTCTGGCGGGAAAGCCAGGCGGCGGTAAAAGCGCGGGCGCAGGCTGATGCGGATATTGCCCGCAAAACGCTGGATTCGACAGCTGCCATCCTGAAACAGAACGACGCTGAGTTTGGCCACTACCGGCAGATGGAGCGGACGGCTAAACAGTACGGGATGAATATCAGTTACCAGGATGAGTTTACCCGGCTTATCCGGCAGGAAACTGAGCAAACGAACCTGGCCAGCCAGGCGAAACTGAAACTGGCGGCGGCAAACCGGCAATTGTCGATATCAGCCCGCGCGGCCTCCGTTGCGGTGGGGCTGGCAAGAGGCGCATTAAATTTAATCGGTGGTCCGTTCGGCGCCGCGATGCTGGCCGGTTCGGGCCTCCTTTACTTTCATGAGAAAGCAAAGGAGGCCAGGCAGTCAGCCATTGATTTAAAAGATGCCGTAGTCGAAACCAGTGAAGCGCTGATGCGTCTCTCGCTTAACCAGCTAAATGTGAAGCAGTTCGACCTGGAGGATCAGTACGAAAACCAGGTCGTGCAGCGTAACCAGCTGATGAAAGAGATTCAGGATGCCGACAGTCGTATCGACAGCCTGAAAGGGTTTGACCCCTTCGGCCAGCTGGAAGGGGTGACAAAAGACCAGGCGCGTGCACGGGCGGATCTCGAAAGCGTTAACGAGGGACTCCGCAAAACCGAGGAAAACATTAAGCGTGTCAGTGATGCAAAAACACTGGCTCAGCTGGGTTTATCGGGAAAAATAACCTCCCTTACGGACGATCTGAAAGGGGCGTTAAGCACGCCCCCCAAAGAGACCGGAAATGGAAATCCATGGGGCGGCGATGGCGGTACCGGCACGGGGAAAGGCAGTAAGTCCCAGGTCGACCAGTTCAAAACGCTGCGGCAGCAAATTGAAGAAGCCCATGCATCCAGCCTGGCCAGAATTAACCTGCAGGAAAAGGACAGCAACAGGGAGCTGCAGGAAGCGGCGAAGAAAAATGGCGCCAGTGATGCTGACCTGCAGCGCGCGCTGTTAATGAACGCAGAGAATTACCAGAAACAGCGACTGGATCTGGCCGCGCAGTATTCCCCCGCCCAGGAAACTCTGCGAAAAGAGCAGGAAGCCAGCCGGGACCTGGCTGAGCTTTTCAAAGCCCGCCTTCTTGATGAAAAAGAGTACCAGGCCGCACGAATAACGCTGGCCAGAGATACCGCGAAAGAGCTGCTGCAGGCGCATGCCGATGAAATCGCTGCGCCGGCACTGGATATCGCCGGCGAAGTTGATCCACTGGTCTCGCTGCGCAATCAGCTTGCGCAGCGGCAGGCATTGCTGCAGGCGTACTACCAGGGCAGCGCGATCAGCAAAGAACAGTACGAAATGCTGATGCAGAAGGCGACGAAAGAATCCGCCGATGCGCAGTATCAGACGTCGCTGGAGTTATACCGATCACAGGGAGAATTCCAGAGCCTGGCCGTCGGGTTATTTGAAACGGCCCATGAGCGCTCAAGCAACTTCCTGACGAGCATGCTGACGCGGACGAGAAGCTTTAAGGAGAACATGGCTGACCTGTTTTCCTCGCTCACGCAGTCGATCATAAAAAACCTCGTTGATATGGCCGCTCAGGCACTGGTCACCAGTTCCGTCATGCAAACCATTATGGGCGTGGTGGGCGTCGGGACCAGCGTTGTCACGGGCGCTGCGGGCGCAGGCTCGGGGACGGCGATCCAGAATGCCGCCAGTAACTTCCAGTTCAACGCCAAAGGCGGTGTTTACGACTCACCGTCGCTGAGCGCATACAGCAACCAGGTCTACGACTCTCCGCAGTTCTTCGCTTTCGCAAAAGGGGCCGGCGTATTTGGCGAGGCCGGGCCGGAGGCCATCATGCCGCTGACGCGTGCCGGCGATGGTTCGCTGGGTGTACGCGCGGTGGGTGGTGGCCAGAACGCCGGCGCGTCGGAAGGGCCAAAAGTCTATATCACGATTGAAGGCGGAAACACCTCAACGCAGGCACCGTCTGGTTTTGAGCAGTTTGGCCAGCAGATTGGCTCGTTTGTGGAGAAAAAATACAGGGAGCTGATGGCGCAGGATATGCGCCCTGGCGGGATGGTCTGGAATGCAGTTAAAGGGCAACGTTGATGGCTATTGAGATATTCACCTGGAGTCCGCGGGTTAATCCCCAGCAGACCGTTAACTTTCGTGTCCGGAAGGCGCAGTTCGGTGACGGATATACGCAGGTATCCGGCGATGGTATTAACACCCGATCACAGGACTGGGAGCTGAGTTTTGTCGGTACGGAGGACTATATCCGTCCGATTAAGCAGTTCCTCGACCGTCATGCCGGCACCCGCGCGTTTCAGTGGACCCCGCCTCTGGAAGAGGTGGGCCTTTACCGCTGCGAACAATACAAACCGGTGCCGCTGGGCGGCGGAAATTACTCACTTTCAGCCACTTTTATTCAGGCATTTAAACCATGAGCCTTAACGCGAATTATCAGAAGTTAGAGCCAGGCGATGAGGTTCGTCTCCTGGAGATCGATGGCCAGGCGTTTGGCCTGGATGAGGTTTTGTATTTCCACGGCTATAACGTTCCCCATACTGCAGCCGAAATCCTCGCCGCTGGCGGCGACCTGGATAAGCTGCCGGCGAAAAGCATCTGGTGGCAGGGGCGGGAGTATAAAGCCTGGCCATGTGAAATCGAAGGGATCGAGTCATCCACCACGGGCAGCGACGCGCAGCCAACGCTGCGGGTAGGGAACATCGACGGAAAGATATCCGCGCTCTGTCTTCATTACGACGATCTGGCTCTGGCGCGGGTTGTCATCCACGACACGCAAAAACAGTATCTCGATGCGAAGAACTTTCCGGACGGGAATGCCTCAGCTGATCCGACGCAGGAGAAACGGCGCTTTTTCTTCATCGACGTAAAGCATTATGAAGACGATGAGAAGGTGGAATTTACTCTCTCCAGCCCGTTTGCCCTGCAGGGGATGATGATCCCCACTCGCCAGCTGCATGCGATTTGCACCTGGTGTATCCGCAATCAATACCGCAGCGGTAACGGGTGCGACTATGCCGGCACCCGGTATTTTGACAGGAACAATCAGCCAGTTGATGACCCGTCGCAGGATGTCTGCAACGGAACGCTCACGGCCTGCAAATTACGTCATGGTGAGAATAGCGAACTGCCGTTTGGCGGGTTCCCCGGTACTTCATTAATCAGGAGCTGATATGCGTCAGAAAACGATTAAGGCCATCCAGGAACATGCGGCCGCAGAATATCCGCATGAGGCCTGCGGCCTCGTCGCCCAGAGGGGCCGAGCGGAGCGTTATTTCCCCTGCCGGAACCTGGCCACTGAGTCGAAAGATAATTTTGTGCTGGCGCCGGAGGATTATGCAGAGGTTGAGGAATGGGGAACGATCACCGGTATTGTTCACAGCCATCCTGATGCCACCACCCAGCCGAGCGAACTGGATAAAGCGCAATGTGACGCGACCCTTCTCCCCTGGCATATTATCAGCTGGCCAGAAGGCGATCTCCGTACCATCCACCCGCGTGGTGAGTTGCCGCTCCTCGAGCGACCATTCGTGCTGGGCCACTACGATTGCTGGGGCCTGGTGATGAGCTATTTTCGGCAAACCCACGGCATCGAGCTGCACGATTACCGCGTCGATTATCCGTGGTGGGAAAAGGAGTATCCGGACAATTTTTATCAGGACTGCTGGTATGAATGCGGGTTCCGTGAGTTTGATGGTCCACCGCAACCGGGTGATATGGTGATCATGCAGGTGCAGGCGGATAAGTGGAACCACGCCGGGATTCTGCTGGAAGGGAACCTGCTGCTGCATCACCTGTATGGCCATCTCAGCAAGCGCGTGCCGTATGGTGGGTACTGGATGGAAAGGACAATGAAAATCGTTCGATATCATTCTCTATGTTAACCTTTTGTTGAAACAGCAAAAGGATATAGGGAATGAAAAAAGCTATCTTCGGAGCCACATTACTTCTGGCATCATCAACTTTTGCGGGAACAGTTGATGATTATTTATCACGCCATCCGCAATTAAAAGAAAGCGCCACTGTCGATATTTATGTAAAACGCATGGCATTCATGATGGCATTAATGGATGCACAACAACGATATAATAGATCAGACGATGACTTTATATATCAACTCCTTTCAAGCAACGGTGATAAATATGCCAGGATGGGCGTAAGGAAATTTGCCCGTGATTGCAGGATAGAGAGGAGTATAGGTCAAAGTGGCGATCTTAATAAAGAAGAGTGTGATTTAATAATCAAGACAGACAAACAAAAATAGATTAAATAAAAAGCAGCATTTGAAATGCTGCTTTTTTCTGTTAGGTGCCAAATGAAAGAAACAATGACCAAAATAATACTTTCTGGAGTATTAGGTAAAACTTTTGGGAAAATTCACTACCGTTTAATTAGCACTGTTCATGAAGCAGGGCAGGCATTATCGGCAACGATACCAGGCTTCGAAAAATTCATGATTACCAGCAAAGAGCGTGGACTAACCTATGCGGTATTTAAGGGTGAAAAAAATATTGGGAAGGATGACTTAGGATTTCCTGTTGGTGGTGAAGTCATCCGAATTGTTCCTGTTTTAATTGGTAGTAAAAAGGCGGGACTGCTTCAAACAATTCTTGGAGCAGTTATTATTGTTGCCTCTGCTGTCGGCTCTTACTTTGTTCCTGGCAACCCCGTGTCAGCATTTGGTTATAAAATGGGGGCTGCTATGATGCTCGGCGGCGTTGTTCAGATGCTCTCCCCACAGCCAGCAGGCCTGGCCCGAAAAGAATCCGCTGACAATAAAGCGTCCTACGCCTTTGGGGGCGTGACGAATACTGCCTCTCAGGGATACCCGGTCCCTTTGCTTTATGGCAAACGCCGAATTGGCGGAGCCATTATATCTGCCGGTATTTACGTAGAAGACCAGCAATAAGTTTTATTCAGTAAACCATCCAATTCAGGCCACCTTGCGGTGGCTTTTTTTATGGGCGTAATATGGCAAATAACATAATTAAAGGGCGCAAGGGTGGCGGCTCAAAGCAGCGTACACCGACGGAACAGCCGGATGATTTACAGTCCGTTGCGAAAGCCAAAATTCTGCTCGCATTAGGTGAGGGTGAATTTGCAGGTGGTTTAACCGGGAAAGATATTTATCTTGATGGCACCCCGCTTGAAAATGCTGATGGTTCGCAAAACTTCAGTGGCGTGTCCTGGGAATTTCGCCCCGGCACGCAGGCTCAGACTTATATTCAGGGTATTCCCGGTACTGAAAATGAAATCAGTGTGGGATCGGAAGTTTCCAGCAAGACAGCCTGGACCCATACCTTTACTAATACCCAGCTTTCTGCCGTTCGTGTCCGCCTGAAATGGCCGTCCCTGATGAAACAGGAAGATGACGGCGACGTGGTGGGCAATACCGTCAAGTATGCGATTGACCTGCAGACCGACGGCGGCGCCTGGCAGACGGTGCTGGAAACCGCTGTCACGGGTAAAACCACCTCCGGTTATGAGCGGAGCCATCGTATTGATCTGCCCCAGGCCGGCAGTACCTGGACGCTACGCCTGCGTAAAATCTCTCCGGATGCAAACAGTGTCAAAGTTGGCGACGTGATGACGCTGCAGAGCTATACCGAAGTGATTGACGCGAAGCTGCGTTATCCCAACACCGCGCTGCTTTATATCGAGTTCGACTCCAGCCAGTTTAATGGCTCCATTCCGCAAATTTTCTGTGAGCCGCGTGGGCGCGTGATTCGTGTGCCGGATAACTACAATCCGGAAACCCGCGAATATACCGGCGTCTGGACCGGCGGGTTTAAATGGGCCTGGACGGATAACCCGGCCTGGATCTATTACGACATTGTTATAGCTGACCGTTTTGGTCTCGGTAATCGTCTGAGCAGCGCCAATATTTCGAAATGGACGTTGTACCAGATTGCACAGTACTGCGATCAGCTGGTTCCTGACGGGCGCGGTGGTGACGGCATGGAGCCGCGCTATACCTGTAACGTCTATGTTCAGGAACGCAACGATGCTTACACCGTACTGCGAGACTTTGCCGCCATTTTCCGGGGCATGACCTGCTGGAACGGTGAGCAGATTGTTGTGCAGGCTGATATGCCGCGTGATGTCGATTTTACCTATACGCGCGCCAATATTGTCGGCAAACCCCGTTATTCGAGCAGCAGCAGCCAGGTTCGGTACACCAACGCCCTGGTTTCCTGGTCTGATCCGGATAATGCTTATGCTGATGCAATGGAGCCGGCGTTTATCCCGGAACTGGTTTCCCGCTACAGTTTTAACCAGCTCGAAATGACGGCGATTGGCTGTACGCGCCAGAGCGAAGCCCACCGTAAGGGGCTGTGGGGCATACTGACCAACAACAAAGACCGGGTCGTTGAGTTTGATGTGGGGCTGGACGGTCGCATTCCTCAACCCGGTTATATCATTGCCCTGGCGGATGAGTTGCTAGCCGGACGGGTCAACGGCGGGCGAATTAGCGCAGTGAATGGCCGGGTGATTACGCTGGATCGTGATGTGGATGCCAAACCTGGCGACCGCCTCCAGCTAAACCTGCCATCCGGGATCTCACAGAGCCGGACAATTCAGGCTGTTAACGGACGCCGGCAGATTACGGTCACAACGGCGTACAGTGAGACACCAGAACGGGAATGCGTCTGGGCCATTGAATCCGATGACCTCTTCCTGCAGCAGTACCGGGTTACAGGGGTAAAAGAGAACAGCGATGCCACCCTCACGATCACCGGCGTGGCACATGACCCGGATAAATTCCCCCGCATCGATACCGGCGCTATTATCGACCAGCGCCCGGTTAGCGTATTGCCGGCGGGCAACCAGTCACCTCCTGACGATATTGTCATCACATCCCGCTCGGTCGTGAATCAGGGGATCAGCGTCGAAACGATGCAGGTTAACTGGTCAGCGGTCAGCGGCGCTATTGCCTACGAGGCGCAGTGGCGCCGTAACGACGGGAACTGGATTAATGTGCCGCGCAGCTCGACCACCTCGTTTGAGGTCAGCGGCATTTATGCCGGTCGTTACCTGGTTCGCGTCCGCGCGATCAATGCGGCGGAGATCTCGAGCGGCTGGGCGTATTCCGAAGAGAAAACCCTGACCGGCAAGGTCGGCGAGCCGCTGGCACCGCTGGCGCTGGCAACCCGTTCGCTGGTTCATGGAGTCCAGGTTAGCTGGGAGTTCCCGACCGGCTCCGGGGATACGCTGCGCACGGAACTGCAGTACAGCAAAAACCAGGACGGCAGTGCGCCAATGCCGTTATCAGACGTGGCCTATCCGGGGAAAAGCTATCAGCAGATGGGCCTCAGTATGGGCGCAGAATTCTGGTACCGGGCGCGCCTTGTGGATCGTCTTGGCAATGAAAGCCCGTGGACCGGCTGGGTCCAGGGGATGGCCAGCGATAACTTTGATGACTACTACGAAAACCTGACCGACGCGATCAAGGATACGGCTGCCTGGGAGGAAACGCAGCGCACCATTAGCGAAACGCAGGAAGGTATCCGCAATACGCAGCAGGAACTGGAGCAGACCGCTGAAGCTTTGCGTAAGGAAGCCGAAGACCAGGCGAAGCAGGTCAGCCAGGATATTGAAGCATCGGCGAAAAGCATCACTGCTGATGTTGACGGGAAGATCTCCGCCGTGAATAAAACCATCACGGATGAGATAACCTCTGTCAATGAGGCTCTCGATTCTGGTCTGGCTCAGGCAAACAAAGGCGTTCAGGAGGCAAAATCCGCCGTCGCAGATGCGAACAAGCTGATCGCAACTGTGAACAAGTCGCTGACCGACAGCATCACCCAGGTAAGACAGTCAGTCACCGATACGGCTGCGGAAATCAACGCCACCATCGACCTGGAGATTGCCAGGGTCAGCAAAACGCTGGCCGACGGCGATGCCGCATTGAATGCGCAGATAAAGACTGCCGAAAATGGCCTGAAGCAGTCGCTGTCTCAGGTCAACACCACGCTGACCAATGCGGTGAAGCAGGAGACCGCGGATCGTATCGCCGATGTTAACGCGAAGGCGTCACAGGCCGCTGATGAACTGCTGGCGGCAACGCAGGGGATTGAGGCGAGTATCGAGAGCCTGACTCAGGTGATGAAGACTGCCGATGAAAATCTGGCGCGGGAAATGTCCAGCCTCGCAGCCGGCGCTAATATCCAGTTCGATTCGCAGGTTATCTGGCATTTCAACAATCAGACGACCGAGGGCTGGACCGGCAGCGCCGGCGTACCGGGTGTGTCACAGGATGGCTGGTTACGCCCGGCGGACAGCGCCACCGATCCGTACATTACCTCTCCTGGCGGGCTGGCTGTCGATGGTGCGGCGTACCGTTTCATCATGCTGCGCTTTCGTAAAACCGGCAAACCAGTTTGGGCGGGTGAGATCCGCTGGGTGTCTGCCGGCGAAAACTTCAATAACACGAAGCGATACATTGTTGCTGAGCCGGAGTATGCCGATGGGGTGGCAACCCTGACGGTGCGTGATATTCCGTGGACAGGGAACATTGATCGTATTCGCCTGGACCTGACGAACCAGCAGGATGCCAGCAACTTTATCGAATTCGACTGGATCGCCGTTGGCCGGCCAGCACCCGGCGCCAGTACGGCGGCTTTGCAGGATGTGCGCAGTACGCTGAGTAACGCGCTGACCGCCGAAGCGCAGGCACGCAGCACGCTGGCGGCGCAGATGCGTGGCTCCTATGATGGGAGCGATCTGGAGAAAGTCACCTCCGGGCTGCTGTACCAGGAAAAAACCGCGCGCGTTACCGCCATCTCGGCGGAAGTTAAGGCCAGAGAGTCCCTGCAGACGCAGTTTAACGACAACAAAGCTGCTGTTTCTGGTGAACTGAGTTCTCTGACGACAGAGCAGAGCGCGCAGGCGAGCCGTATCGGTGGCCTGGAAACCAGCCTCGGGAAAAAAGCCGATGCGGCCGCGCTGACGTCCCTGACGCAGAAAGTTGAGCAACAGGGCGCCACGCTGACTTCGCAGGGCGCCGCGTTAACATCGCTCACTAACCGGGTTGGCCAGACGGAAACGGGCCTGGCTGGTACGAATGAAGCACTGAGCGGGCTGCAGTCTGTTGTTACCCAGCAGGGCGACAGGATAACCAGCCAGGGTCAGTCCATCACGAAACTGACGAGCGATTTGGGCACGACAAATGCCGCGCTGGCGAAGAAAGCCGAAGCGGCTGCGGTCACTGCCTTAACGCAGCAGGTAGAGCAAAACGGGCGGGATATTCGCAGCAATACTGACAGCATCACCAGCCTGTCGAATCAACTGGTCAATGGCCAGCCGAATCGCTGGTCCCGTCGGATCTATCCGGTGCAGCTGGCTAACGCCGGGACAGTCCCGTCATTCAGCGATGTTCGCGCTGTGGCACCAACGGTAGTGGATGAGGTGGCCGACGCGGCCAAACTGGACTTTACGTCCGCCGGCAGCTATCTGATCGCGCTGTATTCCTGCCAGGTGAAAGTGGCCGCAGATACCACCATCACACTGGCGCCCGGCGCCAGGGTTTTTGATGATACCGGCGCCATATTTGTGAATGGGGTTCAGGTCGCCTGGGGTAACGCCAGCTGGAATACCGTCAGTTTTGAACTGAAAGTCGGCTGGAACACCGTTGAGTTTCTGGTGAATCAGTGGACCGGCCAGGCGTATATCAACCTGGGCCTGAAGCTGTCAGACAAGGTTGCTGAGATGTACTCCGGTCTCGGGGTTTCCGCGCTGGCAAACGCAGCCGGCGTGCTCAGCTCGAATGTCAGCCAGATTGGCAACGAGGTGGTCAGCAATTCGCAGAGCATCACCCAACTCCGGAATGCGCTGACGCAGACAGACGCGAACGTGGCCAGCAAAGCGGATCAGACGGCGATGAACTCGCTAACCGGACGAGTGGAGAAGACGGAATCCGGGCTGACGGCTGCTAACGCCAACATTACCTCGCTGAAATCCGCTGTACGGGCCGGAAACGCATCAGGCGGAGATTTAATTCCCAACCCGACATTTGACCCGGCTTACGACCAGATGGGGTTTAGCGTCGTATCCACGACAGCTGAGGAGGTCCCTCCTGGCTGCCCGTATGGTTATGCGGCCAGAATTGCCAGCCGGGATCACCATCCTAACTTTGCCGCGTTCCCGGCCACGCTTAACGATGTGATTGAGATCAGCGCACTGGTTGCCTGCGGCGCCGGCACGGCGAATTTTAATCTGTATGTTGGCACCGCCGTTCGGCCAGATACGAGCACCGGTGCGCCACTCATGGCGGGGGGCGGAAAATCACCTTCCGCGACCTGGCAGAGAACCACCTGGCGCTTCAAGGTCACGCAGGCGATGGTAGACAGGGGTTATATCCGCCCGTTTCTGCAGATCTCGCAGAACAGCCCGTATGGCACCGTATGGTTCGTTACGGACTGGCATATGCGAAATGTGACAGCGGCGCAAAAGGTTCAGGATACTGCGGATGCCACGGCGGCGGCGGTTGACTCGCTGACCACCACCGTGACGCAACAGGGTAATCTGCTGACCTCGACCGGCAACCGGACAACCCAGCTGGAAAACGGGCTGGCAACCACCAATGCCGCAGTGGCCAAAAAGGCTGATGCGACAGCGGTGCAGGATTTGACCAATACCGTCACACAGCTGGGCAACGATCTGACTGCTGCGAACAGCGCCATCACGAAACTGACCGGAAACCTGGCGAATACCGATAAAGCGCTGGCGCAGAAAGCCGATGCGACTGCGCTGGCCACGCTCGACACGAAAGTGACGCAGCAGGGTAAAACGCTGGAGAGCCAGAGCAATTCGCTGACGAATCTGTCGAACAGTCTCTCGCAGGTTGCGGCAGATATCGATGCCAGCGGTCAGATACCGGGTAACCTGGTCGTGAATCCATCATTTGAACGCGGGCTGGATGGTTATACCGGGCGGTCAACCGCGACCAGTGTGGTGGAGGTTTCCGCTCCTCACAGCGGGACGCGGGCGCTGAAGGTTGATCCGGGGAGCGTGTCTCCGGGGCAATACATCCCGTTTGTTCAGGGGCGAACCTATGAAATCGGGGTGTGGGTCAAGGAACCCAGAGCGACGACGGATAATGGCGCGGGGAACAACAAGTTGCGGATCGGTAACTCTGCCGGCCAGCCGGTCTTTGAGCGTCCGTACAACAGCGGCACGGTGGGGACAAACTGGACCCTGGTTTCCGGTCGCTGGAAAGCGACGGAGACAGCCAGCCTGCCGGTGACGCTGAGCAACTATCTGATTAGCGGCAGCCGCTACTTCGATGATTTTTACGTCACTGACGTTACCGACCGGGTGGACATCGATGCCACCGCCGGCGCCGTTACCGGACTGACGAGCCGGGTCAGCACAGCGGAAGGGGCTATCACCTCGCAAAGCCAGCAGCTGACGAACCTGCAGAACAGCCTGAACACGACCAACAGCAATGTGTCGAAGAAGGCCGATGCAACGGCACTGACTTCGGTCGATAACCGGGTAACAGAGGCGGAAGGGAAACTGACCACACAGAGCCAGCAGCTGACAAATCTGGCGAATGTGCTGACGGCCACCCGCAACGCTGGCGACAACCTGATCCCGAACTTTGATTTTCTACAGGGCAGCACTGCCTGGAATATTCAGTATCCAGCCGGTGTGACCTTTGGCGATTTCGGGGACGGGAAAGCGGGGGTCCGGCTGAACCGGACGACTAACACCAGTCCGGGGATCTTCTCCAACAACAACAAGCCGGTGCCGCTGAATGGCCAGCGCAAGTACCGCGTGGTGGTGAAGGCCAAAGGTGTTTCCGGCGCGATGAGTCTGCTGATCCGTCGCCAGAACAAAATCGGCCAGACGGACAGTACGTATGAGGATAAAACGGTCACGCTGACCACTGACTGGCAAACCATCACCTGGGAAACCGGATTGACGGCTGCCGGCGCGGACGGGCAGAACTTCAAACTTTATTCTCATCCGACAAACGGCGAAATCTGGCTCGATTCCGTCCGGGTGTTTGATATCACCGATGAAACCAACATCAAGGCGACCAGCGATGCTGTTTCGTCTCTGACCGGGACGGTGACGAACCAGGGGAACACCCTGACATCACAGGGGCAATCCATCACGGCGCTGAATAACGCGCTGGAAGGGGTCAAAGGCGATGTGGCGAAGAAGGCTGATGCGTCGGCGGTCAGTTCACTGACCAACCGGGTTACCCAGACTGAAAAGGATATCCGTAGCCAGGCCGACAGCCTGACCAGCCTGAATACATCGCTGAAGCAGCAGGCAACACGGGGAGCCAATGTACTGCCGGACGGCAGTTTTGAATCCTATGCCGTCGGCGATGTTCTCAGTAATGCCCGCGCTGTTATCACCAGTGAAGCTGCGCACAGCGGGACCAAAAGCCTGCGTGTTACGCGCAGTACGGAGTACAACCCGAACGCGACGGATAATAACGATACCCATATCTTTTCTGGTATGCAGGTTCGCGATAATGCGGTCTATTACGTGGAGGCGTGGGTTAAGTTGCCGGCTGGCTCGACCGCCGATCCGACCGTTTATATGGTGCTCGGATTTTCCTTCCAGGATTCTGCCAATGGCTGGTCGTGGCCTGGCCTGAACGTGAAAGTCTCCGAGTTGTCGGTGGACAACTGGACAAAGGTCAGTGGCTATCTGACCAACAACCGAACCGCACTGAAACAGGCAATGGTGAGGATCTCCATCCCGAATACACCAAAAGTTCGCCTGGGTGACGCCTTCCTGATTGATGATCTGATCATCACTGACGTGACCGATGCGAAAGCGGCGCTCGATGCCGCCGATGCGAATGCGCAGGCGCTTTCCAGTCTGTCCGCGTCAGTCACGCAGAACGGGAAGAATATTACGTCTCAGGGCAGCGCGATCACGAAGCTGCAGTCGGATGTGACGCAACTTGGTAAGGATATCAGCGGCAAGGCCGATGCCAGCGCGCTGACGAATCTGACGACCCGCGTGACGGCTACCGAAGGCAGCCTGAAATCGCAGGGAGACAGCCTGACCAACCTGCAGAACAGCCTGAACACGACTAACAGCAATGTGGCGAAGAAGGCTGATGCAACGGCGCTGCAGAGCCTGCAGAACACCGTTGAACAGCATGGCAGGGATCTGACCACGCAAAGCAGCGCGCTGACGAACCTGGAAAACAACTTTTCCTCCCTGGCCGTTGGCGGGACCAACCTTATCCGCAATGCGGACACACTGGAGGGATGGAGCAGCCGCCACGCCACAGAGACGTATCTGGGCGACCGCGTGGCCTACACCCGGCTGGCGAAAGGTGCATCCGGTTATATCCAGCTGGATGAACAGACGCTGGATGTTACCGGGCGTACTGAATTTGTATTCAGCTTCTATGCGAAAGGTGCCTATAACGGACAGGAAATGGCGAGTTATTTCTATAACCCGTCGAACACTACCACCACGGAAACCAGCCAGGGGGTTAAAGGCGGGGCCGGTGACGGCAAGGCGGTCACGAAACTGACCACCGCATGGGCGCGTTACTGGGTGAAATGGGTTATTCCTGCCACCAGTGGCACCAAACGGCTGATTGCCGCGCGTCTGGAAAGCGCGACGTCTGCCGACAAAGAAGTCTGGCTCTGTCGCCCTCAGCTGGAAACCGGGACCGTGATGACTGACTGGTCACCGAGTCCGGATGATGCGGCCAGCGGTATTACCGCGAACACATCGGCCATTAACAGCCTCACCAGTCGGGTGACGAATGCCGAGGGGCAACTGACCGCGCAGTCTCAGATCATCACGAATCTGCAGAACAGCCTGAACACCACCAACAACAACGTGGCACAAAAGGCCAGCGCGCAGTCGGTGAGTGATCTCACCAGCCGGGTCACCAGTGCGGAAGGCAAAATCACCTCCCAGGGGCAGGCTATCACGAAGCTGCAGGGCGATTTGAGCAGCACCACCGATAAGGTCAACACCAAAGCGGATCAGACGGCGCTTAACGCGCTGACTGGCCGGGTGGAGAAAACCGAGGCAGGCCTCACGGCAGCCAACAGCAACATCGTCAGCCTGACGGCGGCGGTGAACGCCGGGAATGCTGCCGGGGATGATTACATCCCAAACCCGTCATTTGATCCGGCGTATGACCGCATGGGTTATGACGTGGTGGAGACCACTGCTGCAGGTGTGCCGGCTGACTGCCCGTTCAGGTATGCCGTCCGGCTGGCCGGGCGAGACCATGTGCCAAAAATCAACAACATCGCTGTGACGCCGGGCGACGTTTACGAAATGTCTGCTCTGGTAGCGTGTGGTACCGGCAGCGCTGACTTTAATTTCTACATCGGTCGGGCCACCACTGCTACTGGTGGTATTGGGGCGAGAGCGTCCGGGGGAAACACCAGGACCACCACCGCGTGGAAACGAGCCACCTGGCGCTTTACTGTGCCGGCAGACACGAACTTCCTGCGACCGTTCCTGCAGGTTAATCACAGCAGCCCGTTCGGCACTGTCTGGTACGCTGCCGACTGGCATATGCGTAACGTGACGGCGGCGAACAGTGCGCAGAAAACTGCAGATGCGACCGCAAAAGCGGTGGATTCACTGACCACCACGGTTAGCCAGCAGGGCGATACGCTCAGCAGCATCGGCACGCGGACCACCTCGCTGGAGAACAGCCTCCGGTCGACAAACGATACGGTGAGTAAAAAGGCTGACACGACAGCGGTGACGCAGCTGCAGGGCACGGTGACGCAGCAGGGGAATGACATCGCGGCAGCCAACAGCGCGCTGACAAAACTCAGCAGCGATCTGGCCACGACGAATGCGAATGTGAACAAAAAAGCGGACGCAAGCGCGATGAACACCCTGCAGAACCAGGTCACTGAGCAGGGCAAAACACTCAGTGCGCAAGGGGATTCTCTAACGCAACTGAGTAACAGCCTGAGCCAGACGGCAGCGGATATTGACGCCAGCGGGAAAATGCCGGGCAACCTCATTGTCAACGGCAGTTTTGAGCGCGGCGCGGCGGGCTTTACCGGCTGGAGCAGTACCGCGACGGTGGCCGATTTACAGGTTCCGCATTCGGGTAACAAGGCGCTGAAAATGTCCGCCGGCCAGTCGAACCTGGTCGGGCAGGAAATCAGTATCACGCAGGGTCGTACCTACCGCATGGGGGTATGGGCGAAGCAGGACCCGGGAACCACGATTAAAGATGCGGGTAACACGAAGTTTCGTGTGGCCGACAGCACTGGCCTGCTGGTCGGCTCAAACTACGGACCGTTTAGTTCTGGCTGGCAACTGGTAACGTTTGACTGGAAAGCCACGAAGACCACGACGGCCAGTTTCCAGCTGACGACCTTCCTCAGCGCGGGGGCAATGTATTTCGATGATTTCCATGTCCTCGATGTTACGGATGAAAAGGATATCGCAGCTAATGCCGGGGCCATTTCTCAGATGAATACCCGCGTCACCGCTGCTGAAGGTGCTATCACCACCCAGGCGCAGCAGCTGACGAAACTCAGCGGCGATCTGGCCGTCACGAATGCGGCGGTCAGTAAGAAGGCCGAGCAAAGCGCTGTCACCGGGTTGACCACCCGGATGACGTCTGCCGAGGGTAAACTGGATTCGCAGTCGCAGCAGCTCACCAGTCTGCAGAACAGCCTGACCACGATGAATACTGAGCTGGGTAAAAAGGCTGACATGTCCGCGGTGAGTTCACTGACCGGTCGCGTAAGCCAGGTGGAAAACACCATCACCAGCCAGTCGCAGAGCATCACGTCGCTGACCAGCACCATCAATACCATCCGCACTCAGGGAGCTAATCCGTGGGTTGACGGTACGTTTGAAAGCTACAGCGATGGCCAGGTGCTGGGCGGGAACGGCACAGCCGTTGTGGTGGCGTCTCAGAAATTCACCGGCAATAAGAGCCTGCAGGTGAGTCGAGGAGCGAACAATAACGGCAACAGCGATAAACAGCTTGGGAGCTGGCAGTCAGTCCGTGAGGATGCGAAGTTCCGGTTTGAGTTCTGGGCTATGATGCCGGCGGATCAGGCGCCATCCTCCGGGTGGACAACGCTGGTCGGCATTAACTCACTGAATGCTGCCGGTCAAAACTCCTGGCAGTCGGCGGTCACTGTCAGCGAAGCCGCTCTTGGTGCGCGTGATAAGTGGGTGAAATTTACGGGTATTGCCAGTAACAACGGGGGTGGGAGAACACGCGCAGTGGTCTGGATCTCTACCCGTGGCGCCTCCGGCAGCGGCACCCCCGGTTATTCGCTGTATATCGACGATCTGGTTATCACGGATGTTACCGATGCGAAAGCTGCACAGGATGCCTCTGACGCGACGGCGAGTGCCGTGAGCGGTCTGACGGCTCGCGTAACGGATGCTGAAGGGAAAATCACCGCCCAGGCGCAGCAGCAGACGGCACTGGCCACGAAAGTGGATAATGCCAACTCCCGCGTCGATAACATGGCGAAGACGCTAAGCGACAGCCATAGCACACAGGCCAGCCTGAATACCTCGCTTCAGTCGCAGATTGACGCGCAGGCGGCCGCCAACATCAAAAACCAGACGACGCTGGACAACACGATTAAATCGGTGGCCAGTATCACCAGTACCCAGCAGACGCATGCAACGGCACTGGAGGCGCTGGCAACGCAGCAGACGACCCTGACATCCAGTGTCGGGGATCTCAGCGCTTCCGTTCAGAACACCGCCAAAACCGTGGCGGATGTGAATGGTACGGTGAGTTCGCTGTGGTCGATGAAGGTTGAGACGGTTAACGGGAAGAATGTTGGCGCGGGGATTACGCTGGGCAGCAATGGTGAAACGAGCGATATGATCCTCTACGCTGACCGCTTCTCGCTGTTTAACCGTAATAATGCGACGGCTGTTCCGGTGATGGTTGCCGAAGGCAATGAGCTGTATATCGATACGGCACGTATCAAAAACAGTTCCCTGACCTCTGCCAAAATCGCGGACGGTTCCATTACGAACGCGAAGATCGGTAACGAGATCCGCTCGAATAACTTTGTTGATGGCTCGCAAGGCTGGCGTATCGCCAAGGATGGCTCTTCGCAGTTCAATAACGTGATCGTCCGTGGCAGGGTTGAAGCGAATAGCGGCGTGTTCCGTGGCACTGTCCAGGCGGATTCGTTCATTGGTGACATTGCGGTGGCCAAAAGTTACGACAGCCTGACTTTCCGCCGCAACCAGACGGTACAGCGGAACGGTGCGTATCAGAACAGGGGGTATAGCATGACAGTGGTTCTGGCCTGCACCCTGGTGTGCCAGACCTATGGGACGGGCAGTGGCCTGGGGTATACCTCTGATATTACGTTCAACATTGGTGGGCAGGAGGTAACCCGCCGTATCTTCGTCGATGCCGGTAATATCACAGGCGGCACCACGGCCTTTGAATTGCGGTTTGCCGCGCGCCTGGATGCTGACTACAACAATGTCGGCTTCTTTATCAGAGCGTCAGGTCGTACTGCCGCGATTGATTACACCTGCACAGTCGAGAACATCACCGCAACCGCCTTCCGAACGGACAGCAGTTCATTTAGCTAACAGAGGCCCCACCAGGGGCCTTTTCTTTTTCCAGGGAAAACCATCCAGGAGCAACTTTATTATGGCGATGTATGAAGTCGGCACCGTCACGGGTGCAGCGTCGCAGGCACGGGTGACAGGTGCGACAACAAAATGGTCACAGGTGGCGCTGGGGATACTGCCCGGGTCGATTCTGGTGGTCTACCGCAGCGGTAGTGCTGACCTGTATGCGATCAAATCCGTGGACAGTGACACGCAGCTGACGCTGACCCGGAATATCACCACCGCATTTTCCGGCGCCAGTTACGGCATTATTACCGCTGAAACCGCCAGTACCTCGTCGTTTGCTAACCAGCTGGCCAGCGCATTTGCATTCTGGCGTAGTGTGGTGGAGGGCTGGTCGATGGCCCTGACCGGCAGCGGCAATATCACCCTGACTGACCCGATCACAGGAAAGCAGGTAACCGTGCCGGCGATAGGCGGGATGGCGAAGGCATCGGATCTTAACGCGCTGGCAAAACTCACCGGAGGAAACAAACTCGACGGCTCTCAGGTTATAACCAGCGATAATGCCGGTTTTATTCTCGGTAAGAACTCAGATCTGGCTCTGCTCAAAAAACAGGGGCAAGGCGGGACAATTGCCGTTGGCTCGGGAACACCGTTCAGAGTTCAGCGTTCAAGAGCGACCACTGTGTCACCGTCAGATACCTTTGATGACATCCTCGTTATTGGGACCGATAACCAGACGACTTTGCCCGGTGGGTTATCAGCTGGCGGCAACATCGATAACACGTCAAAGGGGAAGGTTCTGACGCAGGCGATCGAGCTGTCAATGAGCACGCCTTACATTGACTTCCACTACAACGGCAGCAGTGCGGATTATACCGCTCGCCTTATCCACGACAGGCAGAACCGCCTGAACGCGCAGGTACAAAGTTTTTGGGTAACGGACGGGAGGATCACAGCATCATCGACCATGCCAGCCAACCCAGCCATCGGAACGCAACTGACCTCCAGTCCGGTACGCTCATTGATGGCAGGGCGAGGAGCGTATGGTGATGTGGATGGCGCTTACGTCCAAATGTACATGGAGGAGCAGGTAGGCACCGAACACCGACTTGTTCTGTACGCTGACGGATTCGGGCGAACCGATGCATGGATTTTCCGGGCTGGCGGCACGATCTCCACCGGTAAGGGTGACGTCCTGACCACCGGCTCAGATGTCCGGCTGAAAGAGGCGTTCATGGAGCCTCAAGAAGGGGCCTCCAGGCGCATTAACTCGCTGGGAGTATGCGAGTTCAATATGAAAGGCGAAACGCGCCGGAGGCGTGGCTTTATCGCCCAGCAGGCTGAAAAAGTTGACGACTTGTATACCTTCCCCGGCATCGAGCAGGAGAACGATGGTGAAAAATTCAGGGTGATGAATGTGGATTACACGGCAATCATTGCCGATTTGGTGACCGTGGTACAGGATTTGATTAGGCGAGTTGACGCACTAGAAAGTTGAGGAACATAAAAAATCCCCCGGAGGCACTTGCCGGGGGCAACTGAAACGACATTAATTGCTGTGTACATCACAGAACAATTTGCAGTAAACGATAAGTAAGTTCAAGTAAAGTTTTACTGGTCAGATGTTGTGTTATTTTTTAATAGCCTACCAAAATTAATAATGCAGTAGCTCTAAACTCCACTGGAAATTCATTTTTAAGAATATAACCCTAAAGTATTACTACGTATCAGATATAAATCGTGTGGATGGATTCAAAGAAATGGATACCAAATGTTATTATTGATACGTTTATCATTAATTGAAGTGCAATCTTGTAATTTTCACATCCGTGTTATAACTTTGTAATGCAGGGCGGTTTTATCTTGTTATTTAGTGGGTTAAAGTGATGGCGGCTCTTAGTGATTTATAATAGGCTTTCTATGTTAACAAATTTCCCGGATGAAAAATACATATCTGATAGAAATTCATCGTTCATTAAGCGAGTATATTTTTTACGTCAGATTGGTGTCGTTCTTTGCTTTCTTCCTATATATTCAGTCCTCCAGGAACAGTCACATCAAAAAATAACAACAGCCTTGTTAATTCTGAATGCACTCATCTGGCCATCGGTTGCTTATCTTGCAAGCATGATGTCGAAGGATATGCTGAGTACTGAAAAGAAGAATATGATACTTGATTCATTCTGGGCTGGAATCTGGATAGCCGTAATGCAAGTTAGTCCAATTCCATCATTATTCATAATCTCAGTTCAAATAGCTGATCGCTATGCTGCTGGTGGATGGAAAATTTTAAAACCAGCATTAATGTGGATGATGATTAGTTTCCTGACAGTTTGGTTAGTAAATGATTTCAGATATACGATAGAATTCAGTACCCGAACGGTATTGCTTTCTTTACCCTTGGCGACCTGTTATCCCATAGTACTGAGTATTGTTTCAAGGCACTTATCTATAAAGTTGAGGAAAAGAAGGGAGTTACTGGAAAAACAGGCTCTGATGGATCCTGGCTTAGATCTACCAAATCGCCGTTTTTTTGAGCAAAAAATGGAAAGTGCTTTTCGTGCAACGCGTAAAAAGAGAATTCATTCTTATCTTATGCTCATTGATGTTGATAATTTTAAAAAAATTAATGATACCTATGGCCATGAAGTAGGTGATGCGGTGTTATCTCGTATATCAACAATATTACGAGAGTGTGCTGGCGAGAAGGACGTACCAGCAAGATTTGGTGGCGATGAGTTGGCTATTATTGTTAATAATAGTAATAGCAAGCTTGTTATAGCTATGGTTCATATAATTCAGAAAAAAATAAAAGATCTTTCATTACCTTCTCACAACGATATTTACTGTACTGTCAGCATCGGTATTTCTTGTGCAGAAAATAAAGAATCAATCATCGAGTGGATCAAAGAGGCTGATGAAATGCTATATGAAGTTAAACGTAACGGGAAGAATGGATATTGCATGCCGAATAATTGAAGATGAAATGATTTCTTTTCTCATGATTTTATACATATAAATTTTTAAGACGGTTTATTATCGGCATTGCCAATACGGATAAATTTCCTCGGAACCACAGACCCCTCTCAACTAACGTTTGATACATGCCACTAATGTATTGTCATTCCATAACAATATGATTTTATTCAAATTTATATTGAAATCATGTTTCTTTTTTTTCCCTTTTAAGTCATTTGATTTGAATAATCGATCAATTTAAGAAATGTGATAGGTTTCGTCTATTGTTCGATCGTTATCGATCATTTTAAACTATTTTCCTTTGATTTCTAAATATGACACGATTAGGACTATTCCTAGTTCCGGTGTTTTTTTAATGATAAAGAACAATATGGAAATAGATTCCTGTAGATTTGTTTTAGAACCATCTTTTAAAAAAGATGGTTCTATTCATTCTTGGGAAATTCTCACGAAAAATGTTAAAAAAAAGGACTGCAATGATTATCTTGCTAATGAAAGTGGTTTTTGTTTCACTTCATTAAGCGATAAAGAAAAAATCGATGTGTTTAAGAAACAGATATTGACAATTGAAAAGCTTGACGCATCAGAATTGAAGTTCAAGCCAGTTTCGTTGAATGTTGACAGTCTTATTAGCGATTGTATTTTGAACGATAAATATATTGGTGATTACTTAAAAAACCAAAAAAACATTGCTTTTGAGATTAACGAGCATTTTCATGAATTCAATACTAAATGCTGTATGGTTGACTTAAAGTGTCTTTCAAAATTGTGTCCAGTATGGCTGGATGATTTTGGGAGTGGCTTAACAAGCTTAACAGTTATAGATATGTTTAATTTTGAATGTATAAAAATTGATAAAGATTACTTCTGGGGAATACAGAGTGAGAGCGAATTCTTTAAAATAATAAATAAAATAAAATCATACTGCAATTTCGTGATTGTTGAGGGAGTTGAGACAATAGAACAAAAAAATAAAGTACATTCTGTTGTTGATTGCGCTTGCCAGGGAAGGTTGTGGATGAGTGATTACTATTATGTTGAGATTTAA